GAGAAATTCGTTAAAGCTCAAGAACGTTTAGAGCGTTTTAAAATCAATCCTTCAGAACAATGGCTTGGGTTTTCTGAAGAGATTGAAGACATTTCTATCCCTGGCTATTTGTTTTAAACAACGAAGGAAACTAAAAATATGAATAACGAAACTAAAGAAGTCATCACTATAAATCCAACTGCCATTCAAAGAGCAGCTCCAAGTGCAACTTCAGCTGTTGAACTTTCAAGAGCTGTTCAAGAAGTTCAAGGCGCTTTGATGATTGCACGCATGAACCCACGCGATGAAATCAGAGCACGCGATCGCATTATGAAATCCTGCCAACGCGAAGCCCTAGCTAAAGATGCATTGTATGCATTTCCGAGAGGGGGCGAGATGGTCACAGGTCCAAGCATTAGGCTGGCTGAGGTGTTGGCTCAAAACTGGGGCAACGTGGATTGCGGTATTCGTGAGCTTTCACAAAACGAAAAAGAATCTGAAATGATGGCTCACTGTTGGGACTTAGAAACCAACTACCGCCAGACGAAAGTCTTCACCGTGCCTCACAAACGATTCACCAAACGCGGTGAAACGGTCTTAAAAGACCCACGCGACATTTATGAGAACAATACGAACAATGGATCTCGTCGTTTAAGAGCGTGCATCTTAGCTGTGATTCCGCCTGATGTAATTGAAGAGGCGGTTGAACAATGCCGAAAAACCCTGGAAAAGGGTGGCTCTGAACCGATCGTAGATCGTATTCGAAAGATGGTGGGAGCTTTTTTTGAGATCGGAATCACTCGTGAGTTGCTTGAAAAGCGTTTAGGAAAAACGATTGATCAAACCACACCTCCCGAACTCGTTGAACTCACGAGCATCTTTAAAACTATTCGTGATGGCATGTCTAAGAAAGAAGACTTCTTTGACTTGCCAAGTTCACAAGTAGGTGGAGCTGCTGATTTAAATGCTAAATTTGCAGTGAAAAACTCACATAAGGTTGAAGCAACTCAGGCTGAATCAACCGTAGTGAAGTCTTAATTTTCCATTTAAGCCAAGCAGCTTGGTAATATGAATAGCTGCTTGGCTTAAAATCAGTGGGGGAAACTTTATGACAAATGCACTTGATAGAATTGCCGCAAACCAGGAGAACTTTGTTGAACAGGAATGCGATGCTTTGAGATTTTTAGCGCAAGGTCAGAAACAAACTTTGGAAAGCGCAACAGAAGCTCTAAAACTGATCTCACTCCTAGACGACTCAGACCCGAAACAAGCTCTCAATAAAGCTAAAAAGATTGCAAGGACATGGATAAAACTAACAAATCTCTAGAGAAAAAAGTGTCTTCAACGATTGTGTATTTTATTCTGTGCGCGTCTCTTTTTACAGTTTCAAAAGTATTTGAAATTGATTTTAATTCTCTCGCATCACTCACAACTCTCGCTATTTCATGCAGCGTTTTATATATGATGGATAAAAAGAAAAGCGTTCGCAGGTCCACGAGTGACGGAGGACATGTTTCTATTCCAGTCAATCGAGTGAGTGAGGATCACTATGTGCTGCCGATGGGAGAAGTAAAAAGACTTGCTCCAGAGAATCAATGGATTGCAGTTCCCTGTATTCAGGGCTGCGAAAATCTTGGGCCATTTCCGTCCAAGGAAGAAGCTTGGAACGCTTTAGTCCAGGCAACGATTGAATAAATAACGGAATGACAAATAGGAGAAAATCCAGATGAGCGTAAATAAAGTTCAGTTAATTGGAAACCTCGGACAAGAACCCGAGATTAAATACACAGGCCAAGGAACGGCAGTTGCAACTTTGTCTGTTGCGACGAGTGAAAAATACACGTCTAAGGATGGACAGAAGCAGGAAAAAACCGAATGGAACCGAGTTGTGGCGTGGGGAAAGCTAGCTGAGATCGTATTCCAACTATGTAAAAAAGGCAGTAAGGTCTACGTGGAAGGCAAACTTCAAACCCGAAAATGGCAGGATCAAACCGGAGCAGATCGATTCACAACTGAGATTAACGCTGCAACGGTTCAGCTTCTCGCTAACGGAAAGAATCGCCCAGCTGAAGAAATGCCATCCACTCATCATCAATCAGCTCCATCCAATCAATCGGGCTCGAGCACGTATCGGGACGCCTCCTCTTCTTCTCCAGGGGATCCGAATCAACAACAAGCTTTCACTGACGACGACATTCCGTTTTAAGTGACTGAATGAAGACCGGGCAGAAATCTCTCCCGTGGGGTTGCTGCCTTTTTCATTGTTCTACGTGGAACATTTTTAAAAGGATTAGATGAATATGGAACGCCTTCTTATTGAAAAAATCATTCACCTTTCAGTCTGCCGACGAAGCGGAAGAACCACAGCCCTCTCGTTAGCGACAAAATCGATTCGTGGAACTTTGATTTGCGCTAATAAAGTTCACGCCAATATGGTTTCAAAACAGTTTGAAGTCGATACTGTTTCAGTGGATCAGGAGTTGATCGGAGTTACCAGGACTCTGATTTATGATCATTTCACGGTTGAAAAAGCGGCTTATGAGGCTTGGGCTGAAATCCAGAGCTTAAAAAAGGAACTTAAACTCACTCGTGAGACCGTCAAAAAAGCTTATCGCCTTGGACAGATCGCGATGCAATGTGATGCCGCAGTTATTTGTATGGCACCTGTAAAATTAAAGATTAAGGCAGCTGATAAAAACTATGCTTTAGGAAAAAAACATGCTGCCCATAATGTGATGGCTTTAGATGCAAGCCTCGCCACAGAAGCTCAGGTGGATATAATGGTGAACGAAACCAAGAATGAAATTTATTTAAATCAAACATGAATATACTTCCAAAGTGTAATTGGTTTTTATTTTAATAAATCTCGTCAGGTGAAATTATTCCTATTGACTCCGTGTATAGTTAGCTAAAATAGAAGCACAGTGACGAAAACTAAACGCAAGGAAGCGGATAGGAATCAAGAGCCAGTCGAAAAGAAACTCTCCGAGCGAGAGCTGGCCCTCCTGTCTGAAAAAAATAAGAAATTTAACCAAGATGCAACAGCGAATGATTGCGTTGCTGACCTTAGAGCTTTGCAAGAGGAGTTCCCTCTTAAGTTCATTGGTCGCAATTTCTATCGTTGTAATGGCACCTTTTCAGATTCAACTTGGAATCAGTTCTACGGCACATTTGCCGAGTTCAGACGCCAAGCCAAGTTAGAACTGACTCGTGAACAGCACGAGCTAGAACGAAGGATCGCAAAGCACGCGGCTTTAGATCATTACCGAAACTTCTATAATAAAGAAGTGCTCCCATACCATAAAAAGTATGTGCGTACGAAAGAGCAAAGGTCCCGGTTTCGGGATATCGCGGTCTGCTCAGACTTGCACGACGAAGAATTAGATCCTTTTGTTTTCGGCGTGTTCTTAGATGCTTGCCAACAAAAACAACCCAACGTGATTGTTTTGAATGGCGACATTTTTGATAATCCAGAATTCTCTAAATACAATATCGATCCAAGAAGCTTCGGAGTGAAGCGACGGTTTGATTTTGTGAAAGAAAATATCTTTGCCCCACTCAGAAAAGCCTGCCCAAAGTCTCAGATTGATTTCGTGATTGGCAATCATGACTGGCGAATTATTAAACTCATGGCAGATAAAACGCCTAATTTACGCGTTCTTTTATCTGATGTCATGGGCCTTTCATTGTCTGATGTGTTTGGTCTTAAGGACTTTCAGATTAACTTAGTGGCTAAAATTGATCTCGCTGCTTTTCAGCACAGTGATGTGAAAGATGAGTTGAGAGAAAACTACGAAGTTTATTATGATCGCTTTGCTTGCTCACACTTTAAGAATCTAAATTTAGGCATTGCAGGCACTAGTGGTCACACGCATCGCCCAACTCAAATCACCTTTGCGAGTGTTCCAATGGGGAAAATGACCTGGACTGAAACAGGTTGCATGTCACGGACTCGAGCAGAGTACACAGACGGCATGGATAACGCTCTTAACTCATTCTTATTTGCGACCGTTGACACTAGTAAAATTAGAGATGCTGTGCAGACTCAGCATTACATTATTACTGGAGATCACGCAGTCGTTGAAGGACAGTTGTATGAAAGAAAGCAGTTTGAAGATGAAGAAAAATGAACGTTGGCACATTGCTGTTGATTTAAATCACGACGCTGAAACTGAAGAAGTCTTGATGTCGTTTATTCAAAACGGACGTGAACTTAAAAAAGTGATTGGACCTCATTCATCTGAATACGCTTTACTTACAAATGAGATCATTAAAATCATCCGAGAACTCAATTCAAAAGCTGTTACTAACTAACAGGCTTATCTAAGAGAAACTTTCTAAACGCGTTCTTCGCTGCTTTAAAAGTTGCGTGTTCGCTATTGACAGGGCCTGGAGTAATTTCAAGCTTATATGGGTTTGGCTTCACATCAAGTGTGATCGTTCCCGTGTAACCGCGTCTTGGTCCTTTGGTCTGACATTCGGTGTCTGAAGTTTTGTTCCAAGTAATTTTATCTGAGTTTCCGAACGCCATCTGATTTGTCGCCTTTCTTTGAATGAATCATTTCTGTGAGTCTCACTAGGATCACGGTTGGCTTTTCTTCTATTTCTACTTTCACGAGGAAAGTCGATCCATACGCAACACTCACAATCTCACCAGGCCCCGTATATCCTTGCTTCGAGCGCCTGACCTCCACCTTGTCTCCATCCTGGAACAGCATCGTATACTATTTATATGTCGTGATACCATGAATGAAAGAAAGAAACACTAATCGAGAGGTCAAGGATGATCTGTCCAAAATGTTCCAGTTGTCTACTCCAACCCCATCCAGAGCAACCGCAGTTTCATGCTTGGCTGAAATGCAACCTGTGTGGCTACTCCATCGATGTGGATGAAATAAAAAAACAGCATGGAGAGCTGTCTAGAGCAGAGATTCTAGAGCGGCAACGAACGAAGGTCAGGCCGTAGATCTAAGATCTATTCTGACCGCTCTATTCGTTCCGCCAGCTGCCTTCGGTATTGCTGGGTGATCATATTGACGAGTTCGCTGATCTGTTGGCCTGTGGCTTGACAGAAGCGTTTCACGTAGCGAGCTGGGAAGGTCGCAACTCCGCGCTCGATGTTCGCAATCTGCTGAGGCTTTTTCATCCCCAGTTTTTCAGCGAGTTCACGTTGAGTTATTTTATTTTGGGTCCTCACTTGCTTGACCCATTCTCCCAGTTCGTTCATACCTGTGTCTCGTTCAACTCTTTCTCAACAGCTAATAAGAAATAAAGATCACTCTTCAATGCGATCCTAGACTTTTCAATCCCATCCAGTTCCTTTGCGTATTGAAGGGCTAGGTCAGGTTGTCCAATTGCCTTGGCACCTGAAATCTTTTCTTTCAAGTCCCGCATCTGTGGACGTGTCTTTTCAAGCTCTACCTTGATTCGGTCAAGCTCCAGTTTCACTAATTCTTTTGTCGGTGGTTTAACAGCCATAATTCCTCCTGCTCTATTTTACCCGTTCAGTCCTCATCCATCAGTTCATCTAGTCGTGAGCGAGGTCTTTGGATCTCATTCATGAGGTCTAGGAACGATTCAACTTCTTCAACTTGAGTCTTTCCGCTGCTCTCCGTGCAATACCAGTTCGCTAGAGCAACCGCAATTACCGTGTCGTCATGCTTGCCAGAGGGGGCTGAATAAGAAAGCTTTCCTGTTTTTGTGAGCGAGTAGGTGAATAACTCAAACTCTTCTCGCATCGTGACAATGTTCGGAAGCTCTATTTCAGCGTATTCACAAGCGACAATCAGGCGATTAACGAGTTCTTTTTTAGTTTCATTGGTGAAGTTGTAGGGCATTGAGTGCAAGCTAGACGATAAAAAGTCACCTAATCCAGCTCCGACACCGGTTGAATCGTAGATAAGATCTGCTCCGTTATACGCTTTACTCACGCGCTTAATTCGTTCAAGAACAACTTTGTAATCTGTTTTGTTCATGCGCTCGTAATACACGCATTTACGCTGTTCAATGGACATCACTATGATGACTGTGTAGTCGGCACTCTTAGCAAAGTCGACTGCGACCACGTAGTTATCTGAGTTAAACGATTCACTCGTGAGAGTCGCTTCCCATTTTTGAGGAATATCGGGCAGCTGAATCGCTTGGCCTTTGAAAATTTTCGATAGGTTTTTAAACGCGCCTGAACCATCGGCAATGAATTGAGCCTCAAACTCCTGCTCTCTCATATGAGTAGGCATGTCCTTCATGAGACGTTTCAACACTTCGGGATAGTTCGGACGCTTCCACCAAGGTTGCATGAATGAAATGTATTCAGTGCGAGAAAGATCCTGGCCGGCTAAGTAGATCTCATAAAACCAATTGCGACCTCGAGGTGTGGAAATCAACATGATTTTACAGCCTGAACGTCGAGCCGTAGGCAAGATGTGTTGCATGAATACGTCTCGATCAATGATTGCAGCTTCGTCGATAATGATGAGGTTATAGCCTTTAGCGACAATGGAATTTGGGCTATCAGCAGACCGAATATAAAGTCTGGACTCATTAAAGACATGGACTTCCATGTCTCCTTTTTTAAAATCCCAAAACTGAAACCCAGTTGCTTCATCAAACTGAGGCACGTACCTTAAGCCAGTGTGCTCATCATAACCAAACCACACGTCATCAATCGGTGCTTTTCCGATCTTATAAGTCGGCGCTACCCACATGACTTGACAGCCAGGGATGCTGAGGAGCTTAGGAATAACTAAATCGCACGTAGCGAATAGAGTTTTCCCCCAGCCTCGAGACGCATCTACGACGATGATATCGGCATCACTCTTTAGAATGCCCGTGAGCACTTCAAACTGACCGGGATGTCTCCGATAATTGATCTTGAATTGCTTCACACTCATGACAGTTTATTTCTTTTCAGTCTCGTTTAAAGCTTGATTTGAAGAGTAAAAGTCATTCAAAACTCCATCGATTGTTCTTTCACCTTCGATGAGTTTCGCTAAAGCTTGCTGAGCTTGCTTGACGGCTTCAACGACTGAGTCCCGAAAGAGTTTAGGATCTACTGGAATCGCAAACTCATTATGAGTTGGAGTATTAGTATACGCCATCACGTATCGCTGCCAGCACATATGCGGACGAACTCCAGCAGATCTCACGATCCCTTTGTCGTCTACTTGCATTTGTTCCATGTACCTAACGACTTGAATTGCAGCTCCACTGTAATTATCTTTCGCAAGTACGATGGCGAATGAATCTTTTTTATAAAGGAAAATGTTATTTGGAATTTTCATACCGTATCCTCTTCGTCTACAAGTTCTTGAATATTGAGTTTGATTTTAAGTTTCACTGATTTCAAAACGCTGATGACTACGTGGCGTTTGATTCCTAACTTTTCAACCATCGTGTTAATACTCACACCTTCAACTAAGTGAAGAGCGAGCACTTCTTTTTCTAGCTGATTGAGCTGATCTAAAACTCGAGTCACTGAACTAGAATAGGAGAGCCAATCATCCAAGCCTTCAACAAAAATTTCCTTGTCTTCATAAACTTCTTCAACGCACAAGAGTTTTGTTCTAGCGTTGCGTTTAGATCTGCATTTTTTTGATAAACTTTTAAAGTGATTCTCAATGACTGCTGAAAGATAGGTCGTGAGCTTGACGTTTTGACTTGTGTCAAACGTCGCTAGTCCCTTCCACATGGCGATCCTAACTTGCTGTTCAAGATCGTCATAAGCCCAACCAAACGTCTCCTGAGCTCTGTACTGGTATTTAGAACACCAGCTTTTCACGACATATCTCATGTCGCTTTTCATCAGCACTTCAATTTGCGAACTAATGTTCCGACGCTGCTCAGGAGACATCTCGTTTAAGATCGTTCTGATTTTTCCAGGGGCGTTATTTTTCATTGTAAAAGAGTATTTTGAATACGACGTTGCTTTTTGAAGCCACGACTTGCATCGGCATTTTCAAGTCAACATCTTCATCACTCAAGAATTTGTTTTCAAGATCTTGAAGCATTTGAGAGCTCACATCGCGAAACACTTTGCACTTAGTTTTAGCCGGAGCATCTTTTTGATAATAAATACTCACGTACAAGCGACCTGATTGGCTTTCGTTAATCTGTGCTGATTTAAAAGCACCTTTAGCTAAAATCAAGTTCAGTTCTTCTTCTAGTATTCTCGGGCTTTTTTCAGATCTTGTAAAATCAGTCACAGAAACTTGAATCATACTTTACTCTCCTCAGTGGTTTCATCAGGTTCAATTTCAAACCTGTCGAAAATGAATTGAACTTCAACCCCTGCTCTGATGTTTCTCTTTGAAAGAGTTTGGTTTAAGTTATCAACCAAACGTTTTAAAGCAGGATTAAAAGCTTGATCGATCACTAACTTTGCGTAGGCAATGTCATTATCGGTCGCAGTCAAATAGCGTTTCATCATCTTATCGTTATGTTGCGTCGATGGAGCTGGTAAGAGGTTGTGCTTCGTCTGTTCCTGAAGTTTGAGTTGATTCAGTTGATCCTGCGACTGGTTCTTTTTGTTCCACGGCCACATCTTCTTTTGTCTCCGGTGCTACAGCAGGTTCATCTTGCTTCACTGCTTCAGATTGTTTCGCAAGTTGTTCTTCTTGAGCCTTCTTTGAAACTTCTGTCGCAACTTCATCCGCACGTTTATAAACGATATTTTCAAATTCCCTTTGGAAGTCAGCCATTGAAATTTTAGATTCATCAAATCCAGCAACTGATTCTGAATGCTCTACTCGAAGCGACTTAATCATTTCAGCAGTGAGAGGGCTCATGTTTTGATTCTTCGTCATCTCATTTAAGATCGCTTCAATTGTGTTGATGCGATGACTTAGATTCATGTTGAAAGTTTTTTGATTCTCATTCAACTGATAAATCCATTGAGCGACTTCTTCCATCAACGCTTTCATCGTGATATCCACGGTGAAAACTTTGCGCTCAAGGTTGAAAAACACCTGACGAAGCAGCATGGAATAACGTTTTTTACTTTCAAGATCGAGCTTTGCTAGAGCTTCATCCATTTTTTTAAATGTATTTTGAAGACGATTTTCAAGAACGTTGGCGACTTGAAACGTGTAGGCTTCAAATATTTTCTTCTGCTCGTCTTTGAAGGTTCTGAAAAGCTTTTTTACAACACCTCGAATAGCGAGCTTGCTTTCAGCTGCCTTAGATTCTAAGTCAGTCACTTCGCACATCGAATCGGTATCAGGAGTTTCAGGCATCGTGATGGTATCCCCGAAGCTTGTCTCTTGAATTTTTTCGTCTTTCTGCTCTACGTTCGTCTCGTTCATTGATTCATCTCCTTTGATTTATAGTACCCATAGCCAATCAAAATCGCGTCTGCGATGTCGTTTTGGTTTTGGAGTAGATCGATTCCAAAAAGTTCTTTGACTTTTTTTACTGATAAATGCTTATTGGTAATCTTACCTTTAACGTTTTCGCCTCGAATGGATCGCATCCGTTTGGTGATTAAAGATTTGATTTCATTTTTACGAGCTTTTTCAAGTTCACCTTTGAATGCTCGAGAGCCATGCCGCATTTGATAGTTATATGTGACTTCAGAAATTGCCTTGGCCGTGATCTCGTTTTTTAAACGCATTCGTTCGAGTTTGATTTCCTTATTAGCTGCTCGTTGGTCTTTCGACATCTTCATTCCCGAATGCTTGTGCCATTGACTCGTGTCCATGTAGATGGGAGTTCTTCCGAGTGAAAATAAAACCACGGCCACTGAGTAGTGAATAAACTCGAGAACTTTTTGAGCATCCCGATTTCTGCCTAGACCGGATTGATTGGTTTGCTCAATCACGATGGCGTCCACATAGCCCTTTTCAACTAGAACTTGCTTCACTTGATTGCCAATTTGCACTGACAGTTGGATTAAATTCATCGGATATGGCAGTGAAAAGTCTTTAATATTGTAACTAATTTGACCGTAATGAGCAGCTCTCCCGTCTTCAGTAATTGCCCAACCCGTCTTCGTTGAGAGATCAAGTGCTAGAATTCGCATTGTTTTTCTTCCTTAGTTCTTCTGCTTTTTTTCGAATCGCTTCTTCAGCGGACTCAGAATCCTTGCTCACCTTTTCATTCTCACCGACGACATCACGATCCGACTGATCCCGGTTTCGTTCGCTTTGCTCATGTGAAACTCGGTCTTGAAGGTTCTTAAACCAGTTGATAAATAAAATACTCAATCCACCCACACCTAGAAACCCAATCAAACCCACAAGCCAGCCCCAAGGGCTCCCAGAAATTAGGCCCGTGAGAAACGTCATGCCTTGAGTAAAAGTAAATTTAACCACGTCATCCATATCAAACCCCCTATTAGTTCAGCCAAGTCCAGCCCTGTTCGGGACGATAGACACCAATCATTGATCGACCTGTCACGGTGAGAAGTCTCAGCACATGAGGAATCGAACGATCGAATTTAAACTTGGAATCAAAATCTAAATCAAACTGGTCATCTAATGAAATCGCTGTGACTGAATCTTGCCCAATCACTTGAATTTTCTTTCCCTTGTACTTAACGAGTGGAACAGACAGTGGAATGAATTCTTTTGAGTACATCCAAACCATCCAAGAAAAGAATTTGATGTCATTTCCATCTACAAAAACACCCTGAAAAATACAGCTTTCAGGTTGAAAAGGTTGAATGAGTTGACTGAGTTTCAGCTTTGCGTTGCCTGCTTTAACTGGTAACGGTCCTTCAAATTGAGCTCCACATCCTTGAACAGCGGCATACACTGAGCCTAATGAGTTCACTGGAAGGTCTAAAACTGCATCAACATCAAACCTTGTTTTAGTCGTGTAACCATTCCAATGTTCTCCAGGGCGGCTCACTCGGATGAACGCGTGACCTTCAAAGGGATGAATTTGAATAGATTGATTTTTTTCTTTTGGGAACTCAGGTTGAAGCGACACGCTAATCAGGCAAGACTTTACGGCCGGGCCTGAGAGTTCATAAGTGAGCACTTGATTTTTTTCATAACGTTCACGTTGTTCGATCTGACAATCTTTGGATCGAATCGTAATCTTTCCGCTGTAATAACCTTGTACTGAAAATGAAACTGAATCTAGAGGATCGCCTTGCTGCATCTCAAGAATAATCAGTCCTTGCGCAGTCACTCCATTCACTTTGAATTCAACGGTGGGGTAATTGGATTGAGCCGCAGGCACCGAACTATCAGGCCGAATTCGCTTGACGCAAGAAACTAAAAAGCAAACGGCTACAAGGAGAGCTAACATTCGCGCGAGTTTCATTTTCTCTGACTCCATTTTTTAAAGATCAGCAGACATAAAAAAAGCCCCTGTGCATTTTTATTCAAAAGACAGGGGCTTAGATCAAAACTGAATCAATTAGCTAGCCGCAACAGCAGGCTTAGCTTCATCTTTCTTTTCAATGAACTGTTTATAGATCTGATGGATCAGAACTTGGAGTCCAGCGATCGTCGATGAATGAAGAAGTGCAGCAGGAGCGCTCACACCTGAAGCCACCATTGCGAGCACGCCAGTAATCAAACTGAGCACCACAACGATGAGCAATCGGTACTTGCCAGCCATATTAGCAATCGGAGTTTGAAACGCTTTCATCATCAACTGAGTCACGATGACTGCGATTACAAGTCCGCTAGCTCCTTTAATTTCGCCCACTGATTTCAAAAGCATTTGAACGAATTCATCCATCCCTACGACTACGACAGTTGGGTCTTCCACTGCGAAGGCAACCGCGCTCATTACCAAAGTCATCAACATCAAAGACAGAAACATGAAAGCTTTTTTCATTTCATTTCTCCTAGGTTTTTAATTTACTTCACTAAGTAAAACGGACCGTACAGGATTGAATCAAACATCAACCCTTCCAATACGGTCGCGTTCATCACGTGAACGGCTTCCAGAATATCATCAGCAAATTTACTTGGCAGCAACCAAGTCAAATCTCCAGCTTTAGCTGAAGGTCTTACTTTGGTTCTTACTTCAATGAAATGCTCAGGCTTTGAGCCTTCACCGATGATAAAACAATAGTCTGGAAAAGCAGTTGCATACACTGGCAGATGTTCACGGCATGGAACGATGTGGCTTCCGTAGTAATCGGACCAGCTTTCACTTGCTTGTTCGCCAATGAAAAACGTAAGAGTTTTAGTCTCTTCGTTGTAATCGAAGTCCATGAAATGAACTAAGGTTGATCTTTTTGTTCGCCATTCAAACCGAGACTTCATCAGATGTGCGCATTGATCTTTTGAGCAATCAACGTCCACTTGAACACCGACAATCGGTCTTTCATGCTCCAAGGGTTGATCAATTGGGAGCTGGTTCACTTTTAAGGCTTCGAGATAATCTTTTAGTTCCTGTGAAATTTTCGGAAATTCGTTAGTGTTCATCTTAAGAATTCTTTCCTTTGCATTTCTTTTTCAAGATTCTCAATCAGAAATTTAATTCTATTATACCCGATGTCGGGATGCTTCTCGTGAATCTCTGTCTTGTTGAGTCCGTTCATGAAGAACTCGATGAAGACTTTTCTCTTATGTCCGAATATAGATTTCACGTATTCCTTGGCATCGATATAATCAGCAATGCTTCCTTCGGTGTCAGCGATCTCTCTTGTGAGCGACTGAAAGTGAATCAATACACGGTCTTGATCTCCTGAACCTTCAGGGCAACTTTGAAGCTCAAGCGTGGCCATATTGACGGTACCTTTTTTATTAGCCGTCTCAATCCGTCTTGCTTCATTGATAAACTTGCACTTTAGGACTTTAATCACCCAAGTTGAAAGCCGCATTCCCTTATCTGGTTTGTACATTTGGATTGCTTTGTGAACAATATAGCGTCCAAATTCAAGTAAATCGTCGCGATCTAAACAGACATCGCTTGAAATGTAGTTGCCCATAAGACCTGAATTGATCATCCGATGGATGTATCTGTCGAACTGAGTAATGGTTTCTCTCTCCGTTTGAGAGACCACGAGCTGTTGTTGATTGGAAAAATAGCCCTGGAGTTCTTGTTTTAAGCCAAGCTGAACTCGATCCGTGAATTCAAACCCTAGTTGGTTCATCTAAATATGCCCCCCGACATGAGATATGTGTAATAATATTTGTTACCGTTAATGCGGGGTGTGTAAAGAAAAAAGTTACTAACGTGTCAAATTGTTTTCGTTTGTTTTACAATTTTGGATCCCAAACTTGTAGAAACCCTTTCACACGCATGGATCCATTCGGAGTTAGAACGCGACGAGTCTTAATATAAACTCCATCCCCTTCACGCTCAACAGCAGTGCCTTGGCCGGTGTTGCCTTCGATGGTTTCAATAGAATGAGCATCGATCAATCGTTTAATAATGCCTACGTGTCCAGAGGCTGTCGCTTTTCCGTCTTTATAGTACTGCCATAAGATCAGAGCTCCTGGATGCAGCAGAGACTGAATGCGAGCGTTTTCAAGCATGTGATTCCAAAGGGTCATGCAGTGTTCGGTTTGGTAAAGCCAGGAAGCAGGATTTGGTCCGCCGTTTTTGGTCTCGTAAAGAACGTCAGTTCGTTTCACACAATACTGAACAAAGGCTAAACACCAAGACTCACGTTGAGCTTTTCCGTCCACGGCCTTTTGAAATAACTCCACTTCAGGACCACAATTATCCCCGCCTTTTTCGGTTTTTCCGACAAAGCTTAAAGCCGTTTCAATCAGGAGTGCGCATTTTTTAGTATAAAGTTCAGTCATAAAATTTTCATAAAAGCACCGACTCCGTAGTATGCCGGGAAGTCGATCACTACTTCACCTAAGTTCTCTTCAATGGAGTGAGTATGCTCAACACGAATCCTACGGTCTCCGTCTTCTTCTAAAGCAAGCGGACCGCTAGGAGTATCCGGTCCAGTCTCAGCGCCGTGGTCATGGGTGAAGTCAAACTCTTGAGATCCGCCGGTGCCGTTTGAAGTTTTACTGGAAGAAAAGCGAAGGTACTTTTCAGTCATGTTCGGAGTGAACCTAGCGAATACTCCGATCGTTCGAAGCGGCGATAACGGATGCGTGATCTCTGTTCCGTCGCAACGCTGATACACGTCCTGACTTAATAGGCCCACTCCAATTTGATTTTCCTGCCAGATCAAAATCTTTCCAATTGGAACCAGATCATTCAGGTAATTCATATTGAGTGCAAGTTTTTTCAGAGCTTCTTCTTGCATGGAAGCAAGCGCCCTAATCTCTTCCGTGTGATGGCCAGTAAAAAGAGCAGGCGTAGGAAGAGACATTTTAGTTAATCCTCATGTAAAATTTCAGCGTGTAAAAGGGAGGCTCCATGTTGAGTGAAAAATCTAAGTCGATTTCGATCGTATGATCATGCTGGAAGGCGACGTTAAAAGTTCCATTAGAAGGATCTGCATCGGACGTAGTTGTATGCACTCCCGTTTTTCCACCATGGTCATGCTCTAAGTCTGAGTAAAAGTTAGAGCCGCCTGCTAGTCCGACCTGTCCTGCTCCGGCTGGAACTTTCAAATAGCGACTCGTGAGGTTAGGTGTAAATCGACGTTGACCCGGTGTGCTCCGAATAAGTGAATTCTCATCTAAAATTTCTGTCCCATTACACTCTAAAAAGAACTTGGGATCAGGCGAGGGGACGCCTGGAATGTTCACCATGATCGGAACAATCTCGCCTACCGGCACTGACTCAGACAGATGTTTTAAGTTCTGTCTCATGTTCACGCCGAGCTCAGTTGAGCCTACGGCACCAAACTGAATCATGTCTTCTTCAATTTGAGTGAACGGCATTAGCGAATCCTCATATACGGTTGAACGTCAATGTATGGAGGAATCGTTGAAATCTCTCCTAAGGCGGGCTCGATCGGATGGGCATGGAGATTAGGTCCTGCGACATCGTTATTATTATCCGTCGTTTTTAAGTTCTCACGGTCAAATGTTTCACCAGTAAAACCCGAGTGATCATGTTCAAGGTCAATCGTTTCTTGACCGCCTGTGCTTCCGATATTTGAAAACGCCTTAGCAAACTTGCTTCTTAAATCCGGAAGCGTCACTCCATTTAGAGGCGACAAGGGGTCACTCACGGCTGTTCCATCCATGTACTTCCAGTTCGCATTAGGCTGAGGGATCTGAGATCCATTTGCAAACGTTTGCGATTGATAAAAGTACATCACAAACCCAATTGGAACCGCAGCATTTATCCAGTTCAACTGCTGATGAATCCTGATCCAAATCCCTGCCGCAATGGAACTTGCAAAGTCAGTTTCCATTTTCTTAAGAAGAAGCGGTCTTGAGTTTGGAATGATGATCATAGTTTCCTCAATTATACCCTTCTACACACTCGGAACGAAGTCTTTTGGATGCAGAATATAAGGCGGACGATTGTCGCTGAAGTGATGAGTTCCGGATCGTTGCTCCTCAATTTCATTTGAAGTTGTGGACGGATAACCGACAACAGGAGGGCCGTAAGAAGCAAAGTATTTTCTCTGAGCCACTGAAGTTGAATCGTAATCCGCATACCTCAAGTAATGCCCGCTTTCGATCACGCCTGAAATGTTCCTCACGGTCGGACTTAAGACTGTCGTCAAAGCGTCTTCGAACTGAATCACTTGACCAGACACGCTTTCAATAGTCGCTTCTTCCAAAACTTCGTGAGTCGTAGCATCGACAATGGCGATCTTAAAGCCTACCTGCCAAGCCTTGCCACAAATCGGAGCTTCACGGACCTCAGCAGTCTCGCCGTTCACGTCTTCAATTGTGGCCGTATCTGCGGTGGCTGAAGTAATGGCACCCACTGGGGCAATGTACCCAATCGTTCCAAGTGTCGTTAGAACGATCAAATCATTTTGGCCGCCTGCTACTAAACCCTCAGGAATGTAGTTTCCGAATGCTGTTGTTCCTAATGACCAGACTTTTAGCCCTAAAGTCATCGTATCTAAGTCATACCGAATCTGTCTCACAAAGCATGGAACGTTGTTAAAGCGTCGTCCACCTAACTTAGTTCCATCAATCGGACTGATCGGCGTATCAAAAGCGATCCTAAAAAAGTCCATCGGCTGAGTAAAAAGCATTCTCCAAGTCACTGTCATGTTCACAAACTCAGGTTCAGCAGCAGCCAGACGAACAAAAAGAGGCATTAATTTATCGACGTCTTGACGGCGATACACGGAAGGCATGAGAAGTTTTTTATCAATCTGCCTACCTGAAAGTGTAATGCCTGAAGGAGAAAGATAAGTGTCCGACGTCTTTTGTTTTCCGCTTGCTGGAAACTGTTTGTAATCACAAGAAGCAGAATTGAAATACTGATTCCATTCTTTAGCTGGATTAAAAGTTGCGTCTTTTAAATCCCCTTCACGAATTAATCCGCCATCGTTTCTGAATTTTTCAAACGTGATTTGATAGGCAGCATACTTTCCAAACCGTAAATAATAAGCCGTATTATATTGCTGAAGAAGTTTTGAAACCGTGGAAGTGAGTTCAGCAAATTCACCAATGTAAATCCGAGCACGGTATTGAGACAACTGTTCACGAGAGGTTTGATTCCAAACTAAGTCAAAGTCTCCACTGGTTTTTCCGGCATATGATTGAAGCAAGTCGCGTGCAATAAATCCAGGGTTCGTATAAGCGTTTTCAATCTCGTTAAAGTTATAAAGTGTGACAGTATTTCGATTTAAAACAAAAACAGTTCCATCTTGAGCACTCGAAATACCAACTGGATAGTTGATGTCTTCGCCTACTTCTGAAAAAAGAATTGCACTATCTGCGATCAATGCACCTGTGGTGCGATTGATGCGATAAAATTTTCCTGTATAACGATCTGCCACGAGCAAGTTTTGTTGATTCACGTCAGCTGATAAATCCGTGATCTCAACCGCACTAGCTTCAAATGCAGATCGATTCCAGCTTGTCACAAGGAGTGGATTAATAGCATTGAAAGGATTGATTTTATAAAACGTGCCTGTTGAATTATCCACAATGTAAAGCACGTTTCCTTCATCAATCGTTAGCCCTCGCCCATCGACTAAAGTGGAACTCAGTCCGATCACATTCAGCGTTGAAAACTTAAGTCCTAATGCTTCTTGCTCAAGCATGTACCTATAAACCGTGCTCGTTGGATGATCGTAAATCCAAATGCTTTCGTCTTGCTGCCAAGTAATTCCCGTGATTTTCGTGATATTTGAATCAACGTCGTCGTAGCTAATTTCTTTAATCACGTTTCGTTTGAAGTCTAAACAGAAAATCTTTCTCGCTGAATCGTCGGCATACCAGAAGTTATTATCGAAATCTAAAGTAAGGCCGTAAGGTTCATTGTCCGTTATACCGTAATCCGGTATACGATTCTTTGACATGCGTCGAGTGTTTTTACCTTTGCACTTGATCGTGATCTTATCGCCTTGAATGAAACGGTAGTTCAACGTGGTGACTGCATACTCATCCCCTTCGTTAAAGATCGTTCCTTCAATGACACCTAGTTGAGCATTCGCGACGTTGTTAATTGTAGAGCTTTCAGACGTAGAAAGCTTAATCACGTTATCGCCAACGCTCACATGTTTTTCAATGTAGTTGACGTTTGCCTCTGCGGTAATAAAACTCTGTCCAGATCCAATGCCTGCTTTTCCTTTTTCTAGAATCGTTGAAGCTTCGAAAAGAACAGGCGTGAACACGGGAATATAAAACTCACCTTTATCTAAATCGACTGTAATGAGATCCACATCAATTCGGATCGGGCCTTCAGGCTTGTCTTCGCCTCGGTTGCCTCGGTGTAAATAAATTTCATCAATACTCTGAAGCCCATTGTCGCTCACTTTAAATGTGAACGAGGTTGGGTCTTCTTGATTGGCATTCGTGCAGTAGGCAGGGATCGCTCCATATTTAGGAACGTCTTCAGTCCAGTCTCCGTAGACAATCGGGATTGCTTTTCCTTCAGCTTCTTCTTGAACTTCTGGATTAGAAATCGTGCTGAAAACTTGTGAAGGAATCTGGCGATTGTCTTGGTCAAATTGATCGTAACACTTAATGGTGACATCGTTTTCAGTTGTCGTTACGCCTTGCTTCTGAGTGATGTAACCATTGAAAAGAGTGAAATAGTTTTCAAATTTAATTCCGAAACCAACTTTGATTTCAACCTTGGCACTGATCCACTGCTGATATTGTTTTCCGTGAGGCAAGTATTTGTTGAAAAAACCATCTCGATTATTGAGCGTTAAACTCATGTCGCCTACTTGGAACTGAGGATTCAGCCATTCGCCAAGTGTGACGTTGATCTGAGGAGCTTTAGAAACTCGGGCTTCATAATATCGCGGAGACCCGTCTTCGTCTTGAACGTATAAGTTTTTATCAGATACTCGGATCGTGACACCGTTTCTTAAGTGAAGGTCAGCGATCCAATTGAGTTCCATGAACGGATAAGCAGCGTTCAGAAGCTCTTGAGAGAGATTAGCGAGTTGATTTTTCCAAGGTTCGCGTGAAGTGGGAGGAGGAAAAAAAACTGGGACGAGCGTTCCTGCCGAGAGTCCAGAACCAGCTGGACCACCGCCAAGGAAATTTAAGTCCCCACAGAAATTCAAATAGCCAACTTGGTTGCCTGTGTAAAACCACCGAGTTGAACCACCTCCTCCACAGTCACTCATTATACATCCTTACATCGAAAGTAGGGACCATTTTCCTGTTCACAGTCTTCTTTTAAGTTATGAATATGAGTGCCAGCACAGCCTGACAGAAGCACTCCAAGGATTAAAAATAAGGTCATTACTAGTTTCATTGTATCTCCCTTTCTATTTATACCCAATATTTCACGAGCGGATGATTTGGTCCAACTTCATTAGCCAAAACGACTTTCATCCCTCCTGGAAACTGTCTCAGCATCTGAGCAGTCCACAACTCACGAACAGCTAAAATGAGCTCACTCTTGTCCTTAGCAGCCTCAAGCATAATGAACTGGGTCAGAACTTGGAGCGGATCTTGCTTTAGTACGAGCATCAAATAAAAAGCTTGGCAGATTTCCCGGAAAAGATGTGGCTCAATGACAATTCCTTTGACGTTTGAACACCATTGCATATGACAAACTACATGAGGCCATTTCCCAAACCATGACTTAAATGTTTTTTTATCTAACAATTTGAATTCGTCAGCCTTGACGTTTTTGAAAAACCATTTAAAAAATAAAAACCTTCTCACGTTTCCAGCATTCAAAATCATCCAAGACATTTTTGAATTCATTAATTGAGCAGCGTGAAATACTGCAATGTAGGTTTCTTTACTAGTATGACATAGATTTGAACCTGGTTTAGTGTTCAAAATTCCAGTTTTTTCAAAGCAACGAGAAACGATCTTTTCAAATTCTTCGAGGTCAGAAACTTTAACTTCACCTCGTCTTACTAAAAGAATCACATACAAACTATAATAAAATAATCTGCGTTCAGTTGAGTGATAACGTTGAACTGGAAATACGAGCCCTTGTGCGTCTCTGAATTTCTCAATGTCATCTTTAAGTCTCATTTTTCTCCCGATACAAAAGTGAGCAAGTCAGGGGAATGAATTCAAATCATTCACTCCCCCGATCAAACTAAATAGTTGATTTTGGAAAGACCGTATTCATCCCTTTCACATAAGATGGATCAAACGAGCTAGCGCGATCAAGCGTCAGCTTCAAACTCATGTTGCTTCCATGAACGCCTGCAATCGTATGGTCCCACATGAATAAAAGATCATTGGAATCTACCACTGAAGTTGCCGTCTTGTTGCTTGAGGTTCCAATTTGATCGAAGTTCGTTTGACTGGAAGGAGCCAGAATCGAGTTCTGACCCACTCTGTGCTCAGCCTTAATGCCGTTTCCAAAGTTAAACAAACTAATCAACGGAGCTTGAGGGGCATAGTTTGCATTCACAAAAGTGGAAGCATCCCGAGCGATTCTGACGTAACCCAATTTTCCAATCCACTGAGTATCAATAGCTCGAGAATTACCATACGATCCTAATCCAACTCCAAGTGCAGGTCCGTTAGATGAAACAGCAATCGTATAACCTGCCGTCGTTTGAGAACTATAGGCACACTCGACTCCATCCACGTAAAGACGAATCGTCGTTCCATCTCCAGTGACTTTCACTTTATACTTAGTCGCTAAAGAGAGAGTTAAGTTACTCGCTAAAGTGACCGTCGTCCCGTGAGCCCACCTGAGTTTTCCAGTGCCATCGGTTCCAAAGGTCCATCCGCTCGTTGTATCTGAACTGTGCTTATAACCCACAAAAATCGGCTGAGTGCTAAGAGTTGCAATCTTCACTTCACACTCAATCGCAAACTTTCTATTGACGCCAGACAAGCTCACAGGTTCGCCTGAGAGAAGAATTCCACCGTTGATGAATTCAGTCGTACTGCTACCTGCAAAGTTCAGGGCTTTTCCTTCTTGGAAATCGACATCACTGACGAAGTTCGATGAACTGATTCCGCCTTGATAAGTGGAAGGCAACACCCAACCAGAACGATCTTCCGCTTTCGCAGCTGCGGTCACAGCTCCGGTAACCGTATCGAGTCTTGCACAATCGTCTGTCCCTAGGCCAACATTGAACACTAGGTTGTCATCAAACACGTCGTAACCTTTTTGTTCAATGGCTCCGATCGTTGACATGGCTCCTGCATTGAATGTGAGAAGCCGAGTGTAGATGTGTCCAGTGGTTGGGAATGCATTCGCAGCAGTAGCAGCGCCAGGATTTTTTATTTTTCTCCAAGCTACTTGGGCTGTTCCTGTATCACCAAGAGCGACTGTACATTCAAAGTTATGACGATCTCTGCTTTCGAAATTTGCACTTGCTGGAGTTGCATTACCGCAATCATAAACATAGTCACCGTCAATTGCGAAACAGTAATCAAGCGTAGCGTGACCGACCCACAGAGTAGAAATGCTGTCATAACGAACACGCTCTCCTGAACCATAAGAGTTACTGTTGCTACAAATTGCCTGTAGTAAGTTGACTCCATCGATTGGAAACGTAGGCTTCATCACGACAGCGTAGACCGTGCCGTTTGTGAGAGCAGTGGATGGAAAATTCCACATCAACCATTGACCATTTGCACTCGTAGTGATCTTAGATGGATCGTACTGGTTGATTGCGGTAGCCAACACGGTCCCATTTGGAAGACCCCCTGTCGTCGCTTGAAGCTCCGCGGTGATTGTGTATCCAGCAGGAATAGCGCCTTGCTGATAAACTCGAAACATCGCTGTTCTAATTCGAGTCAAACCAGCCGTTGCAGTAAACGTTTGACCGTGCCAAGAATCACTCGTATGTGATCGGATCGCGTTCGTATTATTGTTGGTGTACTGAGTGATCTGAGGCCCTACAAAGTTTGAGGCATCTAAGATTTCAAACAATGTTGCTCTTTCACATCCGTCTGGATGCTGAATTTCAGTGATCATTAAAGCATGAAGTTCATTATTTGGATCAATAACAATACGATTCCTGATTTGCTTGTAGTAGTTTTCATGATTCGTTGAAGTAGAAGTGTAGTTACCTTGATAATTAGATGGAGTTAAACCGCTTCCACCTATAGAGCTGATCAGAGTCTTGATAGAACCGAAGGTGGTCGCTGAAATTAAGTCTTGATGGAACTCTAAAGCATCAGTGGTGAGATTTCTTTCAAAGTGATACTTGCGAGTTGATCCAGCTTTAAGACCTAGCGTCCTGAAGTTATTGGTCGAGAGAGTAGCTCCATCGGTAGAAGCAGGGCTAGTCGTTCCTTGGTTATAAACGTGGTATGAGTTCGCTGATCCAGTGTTGATCATCAAGTGCGTTTTATGTGTAGTGCTTGATCCAGTAACTTGAAGATCGTAAGGTTGTTGGTAAGTAGTTCCAGATATGGAAGATGATAGGGCACTATGAGTAGCTCCACCGGCAGTATACCAACGGATATACATCTCATTTCCAGTTGATTTACCGCTAACTGCTACAAAACTAAGATCGGTTAAATCACCATGGACTTGGCCAAACCATGAATTACCTGGGGAAGTATTCTGAAAGATGAATGCAGCACTGGCACCTTCGGAATTTGCAGCATCAACTCCGGTGGCCACAGAAGCGCTCAACGTAGGACTTCCTACCGAAAGATCGCTGTATTTACCTTTAACTTTGTATCCACCGGCTCCTGTGAGTGGACTCCAAATGGAAAAACATTTCCCGTTGTCCGCAACGATGGAGGAGGCTGGATTATTAAAGTACTGAGGCAAGAAAAGATTGAGCTCGTCATCTCCGCCAAGCCCCATTAACTCTTGAACGCCAAAATCAGTCCAATTTGATCCTCTGTTTTTCGTGTACAACCAACGAAACCCTACATCGCTACTGATCTTAGTCGCTACAAGGAGGAGTCCATAAGTTCCGTTCGGGGAGAAAAAAATGTTTGATTTAAAGATCGTTCCCGCAACAGATCCAGATACTTGAAATCCACTGACTCCCAAAGATCCCAATAAGCTGATCGTTTCAAGTCCCTGAGCATCTGTGATTTTAACTTGCTCATAGGATCCTGAAGTTTTTGATTTCACTTCACACTTATGGTTAAAAGGCATCACTCGCAAGTTCGTAAAATAAGAGCTCGATGAAAGATCCATATCGAGATCTAAAGAATTTGGATTCAATAAAACTAGAGTAGTCTCATCCGCTACTGAATCGTAACTCACTGAATCGATTTCGAGTTGAGCGACATTATTATCTACGTTCACTAGAAATAAATGAACATCACTTCCGTCGCTCGTGGTTTTTGTAGCGATGATGACGTTCTTTCCTACACTAAAATAGCCTGTCACATCTCCGTTAAAGATAATCGTATTTGAAGAGATGGCAGTATTCTTAGGCGCTAAAGCTTGAAGCGCCATGATCATAATGCCTTTTGATCCGCTGAGTCTCACTGAAACAGTTTTCAATCTCTCGTAAGATCCATTAAGGCTGGATCCAGAAAACTTAAGAGCACTTAGATCTTGAATGAGGTTGGTTTTCGTTCCCTTTTCAGTGTCGTCAAAGTCATCGATCAGCTGATTAATAATAGGGGAATTCAATAGATCCAGTTCATCTAATCTGAGTTCGTCATACAATTGATTGGTGTCGGTTCCACTTCTTGAGCTACTTCCGCCACCGCTGCCTGTGTTCGTATCCAAATCAGACCATGCATTTGCCTCGTATTTTCTGAATTTATTTAACGGACCATCGTAGTAGATGGCTCCGTTAACAGGATCTGAAGGAGGTCCTGCTTGAGAGGTGAACACAATACCGCGATCAATTTTATAAAACTTCTTACTCATTTTAGATCACTTTCCCTAAAATTAGTTTTTTCAAACTTCAATTTTAAATTAGGGTGGAGTGAATTTCGAGTTCACCACACCCAGTTCATACTACCTTAAGCAATGGCTTTGAATCGTTTCACGTCTGCACGCATGGTCTTTGCGCCAGCTCCCGTGGTGTATTTCACTTCCACGTTCGCTCCGTTGATCGCAGCATCCCAAGACACGCCAACGTCGCCAGTCTCACCGTGACGATCGTTGATCGAGATATCGGTTCCATTGGTTCCGATTTCTAACGTTCCTTTTCGGACTCGACCTGTCGTTGCGTCTTTAATCAAGTAACCAATCTCAACGCCTTCGAATGAAGCGTGAGCAAAGGTGAAGCCTGCTAGCACGGTGTCTGTCTGACTGGCTAGCAAGGAGAGCGAGTGCATGTACTCTTGCTCAAGAAAGTCCGTTGGAGAAGCGACAGCTCCACGTTTAAAAGTTCCAAGAACAGCTTGGCCGTTTAAATCGAGGTTGCCACCTAGCTGAGGTGTCGTGTCTTCAACGACGTTCGCAAGCTTAAGTGCAATAGCATCGAACACAGCATTCTGAGAAGGTGCTACGTCTGTGACTCCGTTTGTGATGGAATCAGCCACCGTGGCAGCTTTAGCAGCAGCAGCGGTGAAGTACAGATTCGTACCTTCAGCAATGTTTGTGGTCGTAAGAGAAACGGTTCCAGTCTGACCGTTGACTGAAATGACCGCACCTGCGGCCGTGAGTTCAAGCCATGCAGATCCGTCGTAGATAAATGTTTTCCCAGTACCGGTAACAATCGCAACGTCGCCTTCTTGAACTGTGAGAGCATCGCGAGCCGTGTTATCTGCTACGACGTTCACATCCACTAATGAGATCGGAGGAATCTGAGCCGATGGAATTTTTGAGTCTGCACCTAAAGTTGCTACACCGTTTGCGGCACCTTTTTCAGTGGACTGAATCGCAGAAGCAACGAGACCTAAGTCCACGTTAGTGTCAGGCATCGTTACCGTGCGGGTGGTACCCGTAGCGATTGAAGCTGCACTGAACGCGATCTTTTTAGTTTGGTCAGTCGCATCTAAGATGCGGAAAATCGTTGCGAGAACTTCACTTGAAGCAACTTCAGAAACCGCGCCGGCTTCGTACTTCTTAAATTTTCCATCCGTAGAATTGTACCAGATCAAACCATTAGAAGGAGATGCTGGATCAGCAGCAACACTTCCGATTTTAATTGGACCACCAAAGTTCTGAATCTTATTATTTGCCATGACTTTCTCCTATAAAAGTATATACACCGAATTATTTAAGCCCATCGTTGGAGCCAGTATTTAAACTGTGCATTGAATCCCGTCGAAGTGCTCGAATAAGTAACCACCACATTCCCACCTGAGATCGATGCATCAAACGTGATGCCTAAATCTATCAATTGATCCGCCTTAAAGAAGGCTACCGAACAGTTCACATTCACGCCGTCGTTCACGAGATTCATCACCCCTTGTTCACGCTTCCCATCTCGCACTAAGGAGAAGTGAATGATGATATGAGGGTACTGAGTTGCGTTTAAAACTAAGAGTGAAACATCGGTTGAGTTGTCGATCAGCACAAAGGCGCTAGAAAGTCCCTTGAATTCAAGACCATTCAACGTCAAAACTTTTGAAACTGAATCCCAAGTGAACGAAGAATCTGTAGATAAAAGATCACTGGAATTAAATTGAATTTCGCCGTTCGATCCAGCTGCCTGAAGTGATCCACTCGATCCGGTTGAGTAGCTGGGGATTCCGCCAGGACCTCCTGCTGCATCACTCCATCGAGAAACGAAATACTTCATCGTTCCTGAAGTCCCTGTGGACTCAGATTCGTACTCAAGAACTAAGTCATCTCCGTCTAAGTACGCATCGAAAGTAACTTGAATGTCCGTGATCACTGCACCGGCACGAACTAAAGTCACATCTGATCCGTTAGTTGAGATCAGGAGTTGCATGATTTCTTTCGCAGTACCTCGCAGTACAGAAAGATTGACAATCATGTTTTCACTGCCTGAAGAAGTCACTCGGAACACTTCGCCGGTTGAGTTGTCCGTGATGTCGCAGGTTTTTAGGGAACTCATTTCCCAGTAATCGCCTACGTTAAAGTATCTCACCGTATCGTTGATTTTAAATTCAGTTCCATCAAACACGGCAAGCTGGCCTGCGAATGCAATTCCTTTTTCTATGCGAACCGAATCCCCAATCCCGGGATCGGTTCCGTCTGGATAGTCAGCGACCTCAGTCCAGATAATACTTGAGCCTACGCCACTAGATTCATAGATGCGGTTATTGAACGCAAATAAAACTCGGTCTTCGTTCGCCACTGCAACGCCATCAAACGTCGCAGCTGAACCTGTCGGAATCACGGTTGCAAAGGGATCGTAAAAGGTGACTTGAATCGTGCCACCGTCGCCGCCGCCTTCACCAATTCGAGCTGCCTTATTATTTCTGACTAACGTGTTGTCAAAAAAGATCAGTGAATCGCCGATACGAGTTGCAATTCGAAACGCATTCACCGTGCTAGGAACGAGTGAAGCCACGACTGGAATTAAGTTCACGTTGGCTTGCTGATTGAGTAAAACGTAAATACTATCGCCATCGGCAACTGGACCGATGGGAGAATTTGCAGCCGTTACCGTATTCACGATGCCGGTGTCGTTGAAACGAATCTTGATGTCCGTCGTGAACGAAAGACTTGTAGCTTGCCAGAACACTTTTTTATCGTCCACAGTGGCAACCGTGATGCGTCCATCAGCAATTAAATAATTGATGTACTGCTGAACGTTCGCAACCGGAGAGCCTGAAAGGTTCGTATCGGCATTTAAATCATCCAGTGAAAGAATGCCGCCCACTTCAGAGTTGCCTCTTAAGTACGCACCACTCAAGGCCACCAAACGATCCAGGAGAAGCTTGCCTGATCCTTCAAAAAAGTTATCTGCATCTGTCAACTCTTCAACGTTCAGTCCGTAGTGAAGAGCGCCGATGCCTGAATTTAAATAGCGCCGAGAGGTTGGGCAGCTTTGAGGTTCAGTCGAGAGTCCGACAATGGACACCGTGACTAAATCCGTCACCGCACTCACCGCAACTAACGCATCGTATAAGTCTTGAGCCGTGCTGAGACCGGATTGGAAACCCACTTTGATATGCCGTCCGGTAACAGTAACGATTTCTGATCCCGGAGCTCCGACTGAATCCTGGCCGCCTGTGAGAAACGTTTGGGCATACGGAGCACTTTGAGGAGCTGAACCTGTGCCGGTGATCGTGGTGTTAATTAAAGCCGCTGCTCCCACGTGAGCATCTAAAGCCGCTTTCACTTGAGTGGCAGTTGAGACTCCGCCTTCTAGCGTTACGCTAATGGCATTTCCTACAACGCTCACCACTTCGTTTCCAGCGTCGCCGATAGCTTCAGCTCCACCAGACAAGGTCACAGGCCCTGCTGGAGCCGTCTGGGTGCCTGTGCCGGCATCTAACGAGTAGGCATTGATGAGAGCTGAAGCTCCAACGTGCGCATTGATGGCAGTCTTAATTTGGTTGGCCGTTGTGACGCCGCTTTGTATCTGAACGCTGATCGCTGTGCCGATCACACTCACCACAGGAGTTGAGGTCGGAGCGCCGGTCGTGAACGCCACCGTGATGCCGTTTCCAGCAATCCCAATCGTATCGGCAATGAACCCTAAGTCTTGAAGTGTCGCTGAAGCGTATACGCCTGGAGTCCAATCCAGGTATTGCAAACTAATTAAGTTGCCTGCTACGCCAGCCGTATCCGCTTGGAACGTGAGGTTTTGAATCAGGGATGAAGCTTTAATAGGAACAGCCGTGTCTTCGTACTGAACCGAAATTGTGTTGCCGTCTTCTTCAGTCAGCACGCTCACAAACTCGAGCTCTTGAACGGTGAGCCGAGCTAGACGAGCAGTTGAAGTGAACCGAAAATTATGATCTCCTGCGACCGTTCCCGCAACGCCTGCTCCGAAGTTTTTCTGCGGCTGTTCGTCGTAAGAGTCAATGTTCGTTTGATTAACATCCGTGCCTTGAGCGACTTCAAATTCAAACGTATCACCGATCTCAAAAGCCGTGGGGCCTTGATTGAGGGTGATAAATATTTTTTGGTCTTCGTCTATGTACTGTTGACCGACAATCGCAACCCCAATCGGTCCATCTAAAGCTCCGATGACTTGGAAGGTTGTAAAGGGTGCAACTGAGACACAGATCACCGTATAGAGTTGATTGATCGTGAAGTGGGTGAGTCGATTGACCGTGAGAGTTCCATCGCCAACCGCTCCACTGAGAAGCACGGGAGCACTTAAGACGTATGGATCTTTAAAAACAGATTGGCTCATAGTTTAGTTCTCTCAGCTCTCTATGTGTTTTTACTTCGTTAGAACATCTCTGTGATGCTTAAGCTCATAGTGACGTAACGATTGAGGGTGAACTGTTCATCTGGAACGTCATCGAACTGACCCCAGAGACTACAAAATGATGGATCATAACGGTCAATAATTACTAAGAACGGTCTCGAAGATCCCACATGATCAAACATCTCTCGAAGTGCCACGAAGTTTTCAACTCCATCCGCTTCAGCCACAGACGTTCTTAACTTCTGGAACTTCGCTTTCAGGGTTCTCACTTTTACTTTTTCAGTCGCAACTCGAAAGAAGCCTTCCGTCTTCACCAGCTCAGCCATGTCTTTATTGGCGATCACAAAGTCATCAGTGATGTCTTCGTTGGCAGTTAAGGTGACAGCTCGGCCTCCTACTATTCTACCAATCTGAACGTAACCACACGGATTAGCTGTGTCTAAAATTCTCAATCGATAATGCGAATACGTGCTTCCAAACGTTTGCGTAAGAACCATGTTTCCCTTCGACCAAGGAATCGTGAGACTCACCGGAGGAGCTAGCCAGTTGTCTGAAATATTTGCTTGAATTTTCACGACCGCAGTCGGTGAAAAATTGTGTCCTAAGATCGCAAACGTATCAATGTTTGAAGCTTGATCGGCTTCAATCACAATGTCCTGAGAAGCTAAAACGTTTGCACTTCTCCATACATGCCGAATGGATTCAGTGGTGAGGTTGGATTTATCAAAGTCTCCGTCAGCAGTTGAAGTGACTGATAAAATCTTAGAGCCAGGCATAAGGTAATCACGATTGCCAAGATCGAAGTAATGGAGAAAACTAATTCCTTCAGCACTCATCCGTTCACCACGCCTCTCTGATTCACAACTGCTTCACCGCGTTCACTGGCTTCACGAATTGAATTAATCACGAGATCTTGAAGGTCACGCTTGGCACTTTCGCTCATTTCATTTCCAACGTTGAACGTGTTGCTGAAGTTTTGTTCAGCCATCCCGCCGCCTTGATTAATTTTCTTAGCCGCGTTTCGTAAATCTTTATTTGCTTCAGGTTGAAGAACTGCTTCTCCCCCGTTCAAAATAAATGATCGACCCGACATGCTTTGTGGCACTTCGTCTAAGCCTTCATGGGCTTGACCGCCAAGCTTCTGGTTTCTGATGTTGTTTACTTGCATCATCCCTGCGGCAGCAATCGCAGCAGCGGCAGCCGTAGCGAGAGCAGGACCGACGATTGGGATGCTCGACAACGCGGCAAAGGCTCCCGTAGCAGCCATGAAAGTATTCACGGAAGCTTGAGCAATCGCTGCCCCTTTTCCGATATTAAACATGGTTTCATTTTTAGATTGCATGAGAGAAGCAGCAGCCGTTAAGCCTTGGTTCATCGCCTGATACTGGGACGACTGTTGAATGCCGACCAACATCCCCATGAACTGTCCATGCTTCTCTTGTTGAAGCCGGATATTCGCAAGCGTTTCACCCCAAGAGTCCCGCAGCTTCTGTTGACGAGTCACCTCGGCTTGAAGCTGAGTCTCACGAATCTGATTCATGTTAGCTTGATGATTTTGTTCCGCTTGCTCAATTGCAATCTTTCGTTCGCCTTCAGTGAGATCCTGATTCATTCGGATCTCAGCTTGGCTCGCTTCAAATTCCATTTGGCTTGCAGCTAACAATTCACGCGTCGCCATTTCATCGTTCATCAGGAGCTGAGCTTTTTCTTGATGAATCGCTAACTCTTCAGCGTTCCTAGCTTGCAGTTCTTGAAGACGAGAAGCGGACATCGCTCGCTCATAATCCTGGCGATTCATTTCTCCCGTTTGCATTGCAAGCGTGAGTTGCTGTTGACGGGCTTGTTCTTGAGCAACTTTAACATCAGCTCCGCCTGAAGCTTCTGATGCTCCACCTAAACCTTGAGTCATCTGAGCTCTGGCTTGAGCGAGTGCGATTTGTTTTTCAGTTTCAGAGCTCACCGCAAGTCGCATCTGAGCATCGAGATGTTCTTTATAAGAAGCCATCTCAAGATCGCGTGCAGCAAGACGCGCTTGAGTCATTACTTCAACACCGTGACGGTCAATGTTTTGTTCTTCGATCATGCGCTGAGTAGCCATCTCGACATGATGACTTCTCACTTCTTCAGCGAGAGCAATGCGTTTCGTTTTGATCTCATCAGCGACAGTGAACGTTTTATTTCGCTCACGAGAGATCGCAAGATCAACTTCTTTCATGCGAGCTTCACGTACTTCCATTTCGGATTTAATTTTTAAACCCTTCAATGCAAGTTGAGCTTTCGTTTCTTCTTCTTTCGCTTTTTCTAGAAGTTGTTTTTGAGCGTCATCCAAAGGAGCAATCTGAGTTGTGAGCTTGATGATGACTTCTTTTGAACGAGACTGAAGATCTTTAAGTGAGCCTTCAAATTGTTTTTTATTCTCTTCCCAGTCCATCAAAGCAAGTTGAGGAGAGACATCTTTCATTTTATCAATTGCAGATTTCGCAGCTTCTGAAGCCTTAATGAAGCCTGTTTCAAGCTTAATCATTGCTTGATTGCTAGCTGAAGCTTGAGATTCTAAACCTTTCAACGCATCGTTTTGTTCGCCTACAGCAACCGCTGTCTCTTCAGCTCTACGTGCAACTTCAACTTGAGCTTTTCCATTTGCCCAAAGTTGGTCAGAAAATCCTTCCATGCTCTGACGAATTCCTGCCACCGATTTCGCCATATCGGAATCGACGAGAGAAACGATCGCTTCAATTCCTTTGAGAAGAAGTCTGATTTGAAAAGTGACGACATCAAATGCAGCTGCTAAACCTTGTTTCGCAAAACCAGCGCACTTATCGAAGTTGTCAATCAAGTACCCAATGCCAAGCGTGAGTCCAGCAACGGCAGCAATCGCAATGCCGACAGGCGATAAAGCCATTGTACTATTGAGAGCGATCTGAGCAATTTTCCATGCAACCGTTGCAACCCGTGCAGCGTTGGTGACGGCGATGTATCCACCGACTACTCCGACCGCGATGCCTAATGCCATGCCATAGTTTTTTAAACTATCAGAATTTTCATTTAACCACTGAGCTCCACTTGCGATCGATTCAGCCATGCTCGTGAACATGACCGCTGATTTAGAAAGAGCAGAAATGACGGCAGGATTTTTCGTAATTAAAAATCCAATTTGCTTGAGCACGTCTCCCCAAGCTTCTTTTGATTTCTTTAAAGCGCCTTCATAAGTCTGAGAAGAGTTAGCAGCAAAGTCCCTGTACTTAGCCGCGATCAAATCAATCGCAGCCCCGCTTCTTAACTGTTCTTGAGTGAGTCCTTTTAGGGCCGTAACCTGAACGCCTAATTTACCAGTCGTTCCAGTCATCGTAATCGCGAGCTGTTTCATGGCAGCATTCGCATCGATGTTCAGAGCAGCGCCTAAGTTGACGGCAGCTTCAGTTGCTTTCGCAGCTTGTTCGGCACTCATTCCTAAGTTCATGCCGTAAGAAGCGAGGTCTTTTACGGCATCATCTGAGATCCCGATTTGCGCTTGCATCGCGCCTGAGAGTTTTTGGATCGCTTGATAAGCCTTCTCCGTGTAGTTCCCAGTCTGAACCATGGAGGCAGCAAGCTTGCGGTCTGAGGCTTCAGCTCCCGAAGCCGCATCGATCGTGGCACTGATGGCAGCGTTGACGCGACCAAACACAGCACCCATCACTTCACCAGCGCCTTTGAGAGCTAAGAAGGCAGTTGAAGCAGCAGTAACGGATTGGCCAAGACCCGTTTCACCTAAAGCGGCAGCGACCTTTTTTATGGCCGAACTGATATTGTCTTCCGCGGTGAGTTTGAGTTTTAACTCTCGATCATTATTACTCACTTCGTTCTCCCACCCGCGTTTCTTTTATTTTGAATCTCGGCGAACTGTTTCTTTTCAACGTCTTGTGCCTTCTTGGCCTCCCTAGAAATATACTCCGAAGAGAGGTCATCAAGATATTTGAACAGCTCAATAGTGTAAGCAGTTTGGTCAACCATACTGCCCGGATGAGGATAGATTTTTGAGTCCCGGCAATCAAAATAAAGATCGACCAAGAACTCGTCCTGCCGGCTCTGCATGTAAAGTCCCTTAGGACATTCGTCATACAGATGACCGGCAAGCAGGTTCTTAGCAGGCTTAAACAGATTGCAGCAGTTTCGAAGGCGTTGCAGACCTCGGTCGCACTTGGTGCAATTAAACGATGGACCCTTCTTGCGATCCATCTTGAGATGAATAACCGCCTTTAAGACTTTTTTTGGTCATCTCCTAGGTTCGATCGAGTCATCACATAGGAACCAATCTCTTGAATAATCGGACCTGGAATCTCAGCAATCACGAAGTCTCTAGCGACTCCATTTTCTTCGATTTGCTTCACACCTTCGGTAAAGTATTTCACCATCATGGATCCACGGCTCACGACATCCACTTGAGGGGGCAAAGGTTTGCCTGTCGTTTTGTCGTTTCCAACGGGAGTGAACTGATAGTGAACCTCGTTGATTTCAGCTTGAGTAATGGGGTTGATATTTTTCGTTAAGAAAAAAGTCGGCGTCATTCCTTCTAGGAACTTGATGTGCTTGAGATTCAACGTATTTCCATACGCTTTGACATCGCTATTTTCTAAGTCAACGGCTTCGTCTTGGATGCTAATCAGCCTTACGACTGCATTCGGATCAATCAGTTTAATCGCCATGGGAAAATTTTCTCCTGTTTAAGAAATGAAAAAAGCAAGGGCCAGTAAGGTAGTTGAACCTCACTAGCCCTTGTTCTAGGACCGACCTACCACCTACGGTTATATTACCGGATGGTCAGCGTGATCTCGGTATCGAGTGCGTTCTTGCTTGTCGCCATACAAGTTCCTTCAAGAGCCAAACTCACGTAGCTATCGCCAGGCTGTTCAATCTCAGGAATATTGAACTCCACTTTAGGCATTTTCCACTCAAAGGTTCTTCCAACGCCGCTCGTATAGGACGGAGCTGGAATGTCTTGAGGCTCAAGAGTGAGGGTGACGTCTTCAGCAATGAACTGTTTGCTTCTCATGAAATGAACGAAGTTATCTTTATTCAAGAGCACTTCACATTTTAAAGTCACAGTTCGGCGCTTGTCTGGAAGGTAACCCTTGTTCTTTGAAGTGCCGTACAAGAAGTCCTTCTTCGTGAAGTTGTTGGCAATCGCAACTTCAGCACTAATGGCTTCTGCTTGTCCACCGCTTGCAAAGCTCACTGAACCTTTCAGTCCAAGGAGAGCGTTGCTGGAATCAATCGGATCATAACTCACCGGAGCATGACCGATCACAATGTCGTTCACGTCAGCAGCTGCAAATGCAACTGAGACCCGAACGATATCCGCGTTGACTCCGGTGCCGATTGCGACGACTTTTTTAGCCGAGCTCTTCACCGTGTTGCCATCGTCTTTATCGATCACATCGATATAGCCGTCAGCTTCAAACATCTGGCCTTGGCCCGATCCAACTTTAGCTTCCGTATCCAGTAATCCGCCAGCTAAGTTCACTGCTGCTGCCACAACCTGAGCATTACCGCCCACGCCTGACACGGCAACACTGACCAAAGCAGAAGCGCCTACGTGAGCGTCAACTGCGGTTTTGATTTGAGAAGCAGTGGTGACTGCCGTTTCAATCTGAACGGAGATCGCAGTTCCTGTGAGGGAAACGACTTCAGCACCGGCCGTTGCTCCACCTGTGTAGGTAATCGTGATCAAGTTCCCGTTTGAACCTACAGCGTCAGCTGTATAGGTCAGGTCTTGAACGATCTTACTTGCCGCTACAGATGCACTTGTGAGGGCTTGAGCAAGAACGGATTGTCCAGCAAAGAAGGCGTCTTGTCCGAAGCCTTCCATCGAGACCATCGACTTGCCATCACCTGGCAATTGGAAGGTCATGGAATCCGCTACGCAACCAATGGCAAGCTTCGTGAAGTGCGAGGTTTCTTCCAGCATCCGGAAGCTGTTGTTATTTAAGCTCGTGAGCTTATAAACAATCTCAGCCGGATCAGTGAGATCCACGCTTCCGAACACGCTTAAGAACATCGCGTGCAAAGGGGGTAGCGTTGGGTTTCCAGATCCGTCTGGAGTGCCTGGAATCACATAGCCTTCGTAACTGATTTCAACTTCTTTTTTCCCTGAGTGACGAGTCACCACAGATCGGCCAGATCGTGCTTCACTGTCAGACCGTGGAATATCGAACTTGATATTTCCGTTAATATGCTCAACCGCGTCAGATCCAATCGGAAGTAATCCGCTGGTTGCGTCTTCGCCGTATCCGCCTGATTCGATCGAAAGCCAAAACTTCTGATCCAGGCCTAGGGCTTCATGACTTCTGCTTAAAAGATTTCTGCTCATTTTTTATCTCCTATTCCTTAGGCTGCTGGGTTAGCAGATCCATTGAGAATGATTTTGTACTTCTTCGTTCTCAAGCGTTTAATTTCAATAATGTCTGCTTTGTCGAAAGTGGAAGTATTGGATCCACCTAAAAGAGCTGTGCTCACTTGGGTAGTCAATACACTCACGCCTGAACCCGCAACGGAAACCAAAGCTGAAGATGGAGCTGAAGCAATGATTGCAGCTTTCACTGTGTTCGCAGTGGAAGTAATTGCAATTCCGTCGTGAGCTAAGTTGACCGTAATTGCGTTTCCAACTACGCCGACTGAAAGAGGAGCAGAAACACCTGGATCAACATAAGTGATCGTGATTGAGTTTCCGCCAGTTCCTAGAGCGACTGCTGTATAAGTCAGCCCTTGAATCACCTTGCTAGCTGCGATCACGCCAGCTGCACTTGCGATGATGAGACAACCCGTACTGAGAGTTTCATCAATGGTGAATGAGGAAAGCTCGTTACCTCGGTAAAGAGTTTTTCCTTTGAGAATTTGAAGTCGACTTGCTTTAACAGCTGAGGCGAGACGGATCTTTTCTAGGAGCTTCGTCTTTTTAGCAGCAGTCAAGCCAGTCCCATATTTTGATTTGAGTAATGGCATCGTATGTTCCTTCCTAACCGGAATAAGGTTAATCTGGGTGGTTAAGGTCTACGATGTATCTATACGTCTTACTTGGCGTTGCGTGCGTTCCGCGTGTACTCAATATCAATGTCCATGCTGAAAAGCCTCACTCCACTATTGTCCAGCTCACTGAAGAGTTGATTATCGGTCGGAATGGAGAGCACTTCCATTTTGTTAATCTGACCAAACAGCGTGTTGTTATCGTCTAAGCACTGTTCCACATCCGCTAGGAACTCCTCAAACTCAATGAATTCCATCTCGCGGCAAGTCCCAAAGATCTCTAATCGCCACACGTATTCGCGCACAGTGCCGGCATGGCGTTTAATATTATTGACCGAATCAATAATGTACATCACCGGAGTTTCAGCTTTCGCTTTATCCCGCCAGCCCTTCACGTTGAAGGTCACGTCGGCCATGTTCTGAGTATAACCTCGGTCCTTGGTGACGGTCTTTAAGAGCATCTGAAGGGCAACCAGGATACGAGCTCGCTTAGATTTTAAGGGCTCAATGATGGCCTGAATTTCTTGAACTTCAATGGTCGTTAACTGTGCCATAACGGATTACTCCAGTCCAAATGTTTCATCTAAAAACAGTCCAAACTTCTCAGCTATTTCTTCCCGCTTGGCTTCTAGAGCAGGACGAATATAAGGCCGTGCTGGAACCTTGACGCTTTTTTTCATCAGGAACAGAGGCACCATTTCGCCTCCTTCGGCTCGCATCGCTAGGATGAGATTACCGGCTCGACTCTTAATAAAGAAGGATCGGCCAGCAAAGTCCATCGGTTTCGCTCTAGCGATCCCGTCCGGGCCTTTCACTTCGTCTAAAGGAATGGCTAGGTACTTAGCGTTCTTCGGAGTGATCTCGCCGCCGAACTCATGGATCGAAGCATACGGCACGCCTTCAGGTCCGACCTCCCCTTTGATCACGCCATTTTCTTCACTCACTCTAGAGCCTTGAGGAATGGAGTTTAGAAGCATTCCTGAACCCACGCGGAAGTTCTTTTGAACGTTTGCCATCATCTCTGCTTGCAGTGCCGTGATCGCACGCCACATGATTTTCTTCAGTCCACGGCGATAGTCTAAGCCTTCTTTTTCTAAAAGCTCAGCTAACCTTTTCGCCTCTTCACTGCCGTGGATATTTAATTTCATATCTGGTTCTGGTTCCGTTGTGGAACTGGACGAGTGCCAAGAGACACGTCTTGATAAGGCTCAAGCATTTCGTAGATCTGAGAAGGGATTCCATCGACTAGCTTCGTATAGCTCTCACCTTTGATTCCCTTAGAGCCTACGCCTAGGTCACGGTTCTCGCGTTGCATGTACCAGAACTCCATCAACTGCTTGCCTGCGAGAGCAATATCTTGAGGCAAGTCATCGACCGTTTCACCCCAGCCTGCTTTGTACTTGAGCTTGATCGCACCCAAAATGGAACCACTAAAGATCGTGCCGAGAACAAACTTCTCGTTATCATCCCGTAGTACAATGTCGTTGCCAACAATTCTAAGCTCGGTATCGCTCGTTTTCTGTCTTCGATCTGAGCCTCCGCGTTTGAAATAATTTGCGGTCGGCATGATTGACGTATCCCCAAACCCACGATTGTAATCGATTCGGATTTCAACGATCTCAGTCACAGGCCATTGATGAGGCTTGATGACGTTTGAGTTACTGCCGTCATGCTCTTCAGTGAACGTGCGATTCAAAACTGGCGTCGATAGGATGCTCTCCACTCGATCACTAGCGGCTTGTCTGAGCTCATCGATAATGTCTTTTACGCCTTGATCATAGCGCGTGTCGTTCGTTCCAGCGGATAGTGAACCGACTGCTGCAATCACCTGAGCATCGCCTGAGTTACCCACCAAGCTCACGTCAACCAAGTCTTGAGTGCTGGCTAAAACTTTCGTCATCACTTGGAGAGCAGTACTCACCGTGTCTTCAATTTGAATGGTGATCAAGTTTCCCACCTGAGTGACGACTTCAGCCCCAGCCGTAGCGCCTCCGGTGTACTCAATTTGAATCAAAGTGCTGTCAGGTCCAGGTAGTTTTGAAGTGTATTTTAAGTCCTGGATAGTTAAGAAACCTTTAGTTCCGCCTAACAAACCCACAACTTCTTTTTTCACCTTCAGCCAAAATGCAGCCTTCTCCAGCGTGATGAAACAATTATCTTTGACCATACGTCACCCATTTTTCTTCGCCGTGAGCAATGCCAGCGGCTATTTTTTTAGGATCAAAATCTAACGTGCTCATTAGGATGCGTCCTGGAGCGAAAACTTTTAGGTTAATTTTCTTCTTACCCTTTTCATTATTATACCGTGTGCACTTGCGAACATCGTTCACGAACACCTCGTGCTCCATCACATCAAGGGCTCGCATCCCCGCTGAAAGGAAATGAGGCCAAGAAGTCTTCCACTTGTTAAGCGGGTTTTGAACCATCGGGTTGCACAGGATGATAATGATTTCATCGGCTCCGTCTTTGATCGCTTGAGCGAGCGGTGCCTGTTCTCTCACGCCACCGTCGACATACTTCCCGAGCGGCATCTCCATAAAAAAAGGAATGCACGCTGAGGCTTCCGTCATCAGAGCAAATGCATCGTGACTCATCTGACGGCGATAATAATAATTCAACGAGCCATCGACGAGGTTAGTGACGACGACACAAGCGTCTCCTACATACTCAAGTGCTTCCACTTTGAGTCCGGCTTGAAGCTTCTCACGTAAAGGCTTCATCGAGTACACGCTGTCAGACCAAAGCATATTCAACTTTAAAGAAAGAATGTCTGAACGGCCTTGAATGGAGCGCCACATTTTTTCAGTGCCTTCCATTCCCATGAACGAAAGTCCAAAGGCGTTCAAAGCTCCGACTGAAGTTCCATACACGCAATCAGGCATCCACTCTTTCAGGAGGTGCTTCATCACACCGACCTGGAAACAACCTTTCGCTCCACCACCGCTCAGGACCAATGCTCGTTTCATCGTTCGTTATCCGATCTCGTAGGCAAAGAGGTTAAACTGTACATGTGCTGCTTCAGTTGCGTTGGCATGTGAGTGGTATTGAATGCGCATGAAGAGTCCTGCCATTATCGGATTACTCACATCTACATCAGCAATCTCATTGCCGATGCCTTTATAAATCTGTAAATGAGGAACGTACTCGACAAGAAAAGTTGGGTCTTCAGGAGTTCCTCCGTAGCCAAGGACATTATTTTTATCGATCAAAAACACTTTTACAAAATCTCCAGGACAAGAATTGATCGAAAAAATATTACCACCTCGAAGAGCAAGTTGCTGATCAAATTCAAAATCATAATCAGTAATCGCATTCATCGCAGCTACAAAATAACCGCCTCGCATTCGAAGTGAATAATCGGAAGCCGAGTTTCCTACAGTCTGAAGGACTCTCTTTGGGATGTCGTTTTTTAGAAAATCAATTTGATTATTGAGTCCATTGAGATCATTGTTCCCGTCGTTGACTACGAGTTCACCGGCTGAAATCGCAAGTAAGATCGAGTCATCACTCGCCCATCTTGCTTCATCCGTACTTGGAATTGTGTAATAAGAACCAGATTCAATGTCTTGACCTAGATAGTTTGCGACTTCAATCAGTGTATTTTTAACTCGTTTCATTAGCCCTCCACCTGAGCGTTTCCAGTTCCTAAAAGGTAAATTCTAAATGCGATTCCGACTTGTGTCGGCAACGTGAGAATATTTGTTCCTTTGTCTCTCATAAACACGCGGAGTGTATCGCCGACCTCAAAGTTTAAAGGAAGAAGATAGTTTGTCTTATTTGCTTTTCTCTTATTACGAATCGCCCATGTGAATATTTTCATCGCAGGTCCGTTTCCGTTTTTGTAACATTCAACGTCCATATCGATATCAATGTTTGTACTCATGGTGATTGCAAGTGCTCGACAACGAACAGGGATCACCATCGGAATTAAGTTTGAAGAGAGAGCATTCGATCCGTTTCCAAGCCATTTATTTGACGTGACTCCATCTGAAATGAAATCAATTACTCCCATTTTTCCAACTGTTGAGTTTAAAATAATCTCTTCTATGAATGAATCCATGTTTCTAGAAACAACGTCAGGGTTAGAAGACTTGTACCAAACTTGGTCAGCAAGAGTATCGCATTGAAGAAACTTTAAACCGTCTGCGACGTTCGTAATGTCATCAGTGCCGTCATTCATCACAGCAATCTGATTATTGACGTGAGCAGATACGATCGGATTATTCGACCAGATCTGGTATTCATTCGGAGGAATAACATAATACTCTCCAGGCATGACCAGAGTTCCGCACCAAGTCTGATTCACTAGAGTTGCATTCTTAATTTTTTTAATCATGTGACAGATCCTCCTACTCCTGCGGTTTCAGAGGTCACGTAGAAAAACGCTGTGATCATAGACTTACTAGGATTAATCAAAGAAGTGCGGCGACCAAAGATTCCAAACTGATCCCCTGGAGAAAACTGAAGAGCAGGAGTCGTATTGACTAAATTCATATCAAATAAGTAGGCGTGTTTCTTGAGTGACACAGGCCAGGTGTAAACTAAATTTCCAGATTCTTTTCCGTTCTTATAAAGTTCAACGTTGATTGAAGAACTTGATGCGTCGTTCACAAATGTGAGACCAATAAGTTTAGCTGCAAACGGAAGAATGAGCGGAGCGACATCCATGGTGAGCGCGTTCTCATGCCGCCGCATCCACTGATTAGAGAGTGAAGAGGTTCGCATGCTCTCCACCATGATAATTCGTCCTGACACCATGACTGAAACCGCTTCATTAATTGCGGATCGAATATCGTTGGAAAGAAAGTTGGTTCCCGTTTTTAAAAATCGCCCCTCACTCGCATCGAGCTTCAGGACTAAAGCTGCGTCAGCGGCTGAAAGATTGGTGGCTCCATCATTCACTACGGCACTTAGACCTGTCAGATCCGTGAGAAATAAAGTGTCTGACAAGAGTCTCAGTCGATCGACTTCTTGAATGGCGTACTGAGAAGCGGCTTCAATTTGAATCCCCCCCCACACCTTAACTGATCCTGTCGTATTTTTTAAAATGAGTGACATGGTTAAACCGTCCTAATGCAGATTGCTAGTGTCGGTCGATTGATCGTTCCTGAAGTGACTTTAAGCGAAATCTCATCTAAATCAATATAAGCAATCGAAAGCCCTTTCACTCTCGCTTTGCGATTGCCAGAAAGAGAAATCGTTGTCGATTCAACCCCATTATTAAACAACGTGACTGTTCCAGTTGAGTTCGTCGAAGCACTCAGTGAAAGAGAAATGAGTTCTGAAGGCTCAGGAATAATGAGCGGGTTGAGGTTAGAAGGATTGTTTGTGAAGAATTCAAGCCATCTCCCCACCCCTGCCGATCCGTCAAACCCGCACATTACCGCACCTCGCGAAACTAGCTTCGCGAGTGCTAACGCTTCTTCAATTGCTGCTTGAACTTCAGTCGAGGTGAACCCGTTGGCCCGATCAGGCGGAGATTTAAACTCAATGCTGTCCGCGTTTAGTCTTCCCATGGATTCACCTCAACCCTAAGTTTCAAAAATCGATTACATGTCTACGTTATCAGTTGCTTTTCTGTAATCGATATCGAGCTCTTCATCCTGCTGAGGAGCTTTATTCATTCGGTTGCGTTCGTTGGTTTTGATGTGGAAACTGACCCACTTGTATCCAGTCGAAGCAATGTTATTGAGGTACACTTGCTCAAGCTCAGCATAGTCTCCTGTGCCGTCATCGAGTCCACCTGTCAAAGCAGAAGGACCAAACGTTGCGACTACTCCTGATCCGTTTCCGCCGTATTTGGCTTGGACAATCCTTTGAGCTGTAGAATCAGAGTTAATAGCTCCAGCGATATCAGCAGCAGTAGCAAGACCACCATTGTTATTGACCTTTACCAAATACCCGGCCGATGAACTTCCGGTGATGAGCACAGTGAGGCCTGCCCCGGTTTGAACTTGGATGTCGGTCTCATTGCCGAGTAGTCCTAAGATCATCGAAGTGAGAATCAACTGAGCATTGCCAGCTCCTTGAGTAAGGGAGGCACGAGTTCCTGCGGTACCGCGACGTTTTCTCACCCCATCAATCAACACCTTGCTCGAGTTCTGAACGAACAGCAATTGACTCATGAAAGCCAAGTGAGATCCGTTTGCAGCGGCAAGCTGTTCGCCTTCAACGGGACGATCAATCTCGTCAATGCGAGACTCAGTTCGCTCCACCATTTGCTGAAGCGTGATGCTTGTGGCTTCTAGGAATGGATTAGTTGCGCTTGAGGTATCAATCAGAGCGTTGATGACTACTGTGGAACGATTGTTCACAGCATCCGCATTCGGGTTCACGGACTCAATGACTTGAGCCGAAGACACAATGCCTTCATCAGCTAGAACGTCTACCGTATCGCCTGCTCGAAAAGAGCGAACGTTAGCGACGTAGAAGGTCGTCTTTCCAGCCGAAGGCGTGTTCATCGCAGAAGTGATGATCGTTTCTTTTCGGGTGAACTTGACGTTGCCCTTGAGTACTCGGCGATAGAGTCGGTCCATGGCAGATTGACCATCGTCAATTTGCTGGACTTGGATCATCGGAGTTCCGACAGCTCCAGTTGTATCTACGGCGCTTGAAAGCACTACAGCGACGTTGTCATCAATCGCAGAGATGGTCAGGTTGTCGGCCAAAACGGAAAGGATATTTCCGTTTGCATCGACATCCACCACATCGACGATATCGCCGAATTCAAAGTAGCCAGTAAAGTCAACTGCCTGCCTGTCATCATTGATCGGGCTGGTACAGGTAACCCGCGCCTCGAATAAAGTCCTAATCAGATTGCCTTGCATATGAAATCCTCCACGGTTTCAAGTTGCGAGTCACTGGTTCAACTTCCGCCCTTGGTATTGAATGTGATTCGTTTATTATAATTTACTTCCAAACCTTCGCCCTGTTGCGGAGCTCTGTTTAGTCTATAGCGGTCTTGCGGATCTACTAAAACTGTAAAGCCTTGAAAGTCTAAGTGTTCAATGTAATCCACTGCCGGAATTAATTTCATTCCTGACAGAAAAACTTCGAGTGAATCTGGGATGAATTCGAACTCAGTTTCGTACTCAAGATTAACATTGTTTTTAGTTCCAACTGGCACTTCACTTTTAATTGGAATGCCAAGTTGACTGAAGTAACTCTCGAGCGCTGACTGAACGTTCTTCTGATCGATGTCAGTGATCGTCGCAGGCAGGACGCCATTCGTATACGCGATCTGGAACTGAATATCCCTTGCCGGGTGAATCAGCTCCGCGTGTAAGGTATGGATTTCAGACTCGCACCCACATGCCATTAACTCACCAGAGTATCCTGCACTTCATCCAAAGTGAATGGATCGACTGCTAAATAAGAAAACGTTCTAACCAATTTCAAAGTGAGTCCTGAGTCTGCATTCACGGATTCAGAAGTGAACTCGATCATCACAATTCTCTGAACACCGTCAATTTCTGACCACGTGAACTTCTTTAGAACGTCATCCGAGCATTCGATATCCTCTTTGAGAGTGCTTGTTTGGCCATCTCCACCACCGCCGCCCCCACCACTGAGAGCATTGTCGGCACACGTAACCCCTAATGAAATCTCTGCTGATCCGTTCTGAACTTCGATCTCAACTTCAAACTGATTATGAAAATCAGACAGGGCTCGCATCGTATAGCCGAGTGATTCAGTTGTGATGGTGATCCGATTATTATAGGGAAGGCTTTGATCAAAGGTATTCCGAATATGAACGATGACCGTCGCACCTGGATCAATGGACTTCACGTAGAGTGAGAACACTAACCTAGAGCCTTCAGCTACGGCAAAGTAACTTAAGTTCGTGCCTGTGAGTACGCCTCTGAAAAGATTAATCGTCGCGTAAAGTTTGAGAAATGGCTTGGTGGCAGCACTCATTTATTTACGTTTCGTTTTCGTGGTGGTTTTAAGTAACTTGTTCTCTTTAGGTTTATACGCCGGATAGTCCTCGACGAACTCAAGGGTCCCTTCATACTGTTTCATGAACCCTTCGATGAGAGAAGCGGGAGACTCGATATTGATGATCTGCCCATTTTTAAAAGCCTTTTTTGATCTAAGTACCTGAGCTGCGAGCCTACCGTTTCCAACGACTTTGATCTTGTATTGCATAAGGTCCATACTCCGAATGTAAAAAGGGGCAGGGTGGATCAGTTCCACCCCACCCCCTATATTACACTCTTTGAAGCTTCAACCTCGATCTATTACAGACCGATGTTGATGATCATTGCAGCTGAAGACTCAGTTGCATAGTTGCTTCCATCAGACTTAAGAACTGCTTGGAAAGCTTTACGTTGAAAGCTAACCATGTCGAGAACGTCGTACTGAGTACGATTCTTTTCAACAAGCAATTGGATCGGGCGACGAGCACCGACGAACCAACGCTTACGGTTCACAAGCATCAAGCTGCCTTGAGTGTTGTTACCAGCAGTGGAAGTATTCTTTCCAGTGCTAGCAGTGTCTTCACGAAGGTACTCGGACACGATAACTGGTGCGCCTTCGTACTTTGCCAACTCTCCGGAAAGGACAGTTGCGGCTGGTCCGTATTGTTCGATCGTACGAACATCGTCCAGGTTTAACATTTGGAAGTACACTTTCGGAGAAGAGATCCAAGCCAATTGACTTGGGTCTACGCCGAATTTGCCCATCTTAGCGCGGCACTGAGAAGTCTCAGTTTCGCTCACAGCGTTGTCGCCAGCATCAACAACTGACGAAAGAGCAGTCAGTGCATGAGCAGCCAAAACGCGTTTGCGGATACCGTCGAAGAAGTATTCAGGGCTATCAGTTACACCGCTCACCAACGTGCCACCAGCAACGTCAGGAAGTTGTGAGAAGTGATGCAATGAACCAGCAGTGTCGCCTTCAAGGATCGCAATTTCCATTGCTTTTTCTTGACCTTCAACGAGCTCGCCGCGGATGGCTTTCACCATATCGACAGCAGAGTCTTCGTTAAGTTCTTCAGGAAGAGCATATTGATTAGTCATTTTCACAGATTCAAAAAGGATCGTTTTGTCCGTTTTGAAAACTTGTGGAGTGGAAAGAGCTGAAACTTCGCCAACTTTACGAGCGATCGCGCCGTTGGTGAGTACAGGCCAGCGATAAGGATCGCTAGGCATTTTCACTTCCATGAACAATCCAGAAACTTTGCGCTCCAAATTGAACTCGTCAATGTATGAGCTGGAAACCATTTCAGGAATCCATTCAAAGCCGTTGTCGCCAGAATCAATACCGAAAGCTTTCAAATGAAAATCAAATTCTTCATTGAAGTATTTCAATTCTTTGATTGGTTTTTTGAAGATCATCGAAGAAAGAACGCATACGTCGATGGCTTCTTTTAGGCTCTTAACCTTTTCTTTGTCTTCGCGAGTTAGGTACGAATACTTGCGATCAGCAGTGTTGACGTCAGCAAGTTGTGCGAAAGATTTCACACCCCAGTTGCGGAGCAACTTCTTAGCAGACTCAGGCATCACGCCTTTGGTCTGAGAAGGAAGTGGGGTTTTTCCACCTTGATTAACAGCCTGAAGGCGTTTAGCTTCTTGTGCCTTCAAGCGTTCACGAGCGAGCTTGAGTAATTCCTTGGTTTCCATTGATTTCATTCTCCTTGTTTACGTTTGAAGTGTAACCAAACACCTTCCACGTTTTATATTTACGCCGAAAGGTTTAGACCTGTTCAGCAGCTTCCAACTGTTCAGTGATTGCCAAAAGTTCAGCTTCTGCTTCGTCTTCAGACAATTCAGCAACATCTTTTTCACCATCGGATTCGCCAGCTTTAGCAGGATCTTCAGATGATTCCATTTCCAACGCTTTGCAGATCTTGGAGCAATTCTCTTCGATCGATTTGAGGGAGGTGCTCATTGCTTCGAGCTTTTCCATCATCTTAGCGTACTTGTCTTCGCCTTCAGCTTGAGCAGCAGCAGGAGCAGCTGGATCAGCGGCAGGAGTGGTTGGAGCTCCTTCTTGTTTAGCAGCATCTACTACGGCAGCTGCGGGAGCAGCATTCTTGGTCACAGTTGTTTGGACTTTCATTTCGTCGCTTCCTTTCATGGTCTTGAGTTCTGCCACCAGAGCACCGATGCCTGACATGGCTTCTGTAAATTGAGCCATAACCGTTTTGAGGTCAGCGACGCTATGGCCCTTGCCGTCTCCGCCTTCAGCACTTGCTTCACTCTCGTTCTCATCCGCAACCGGAAGAGCTTCTGGAGCTGATTCACCGCTCACGCCGAATAGGGCTTGAGCATTGGCTGGAATTGTAACGACAGAGATCTCAAGTAACTCGAGTTCTTTGATGACTTTGATTTCTTTTTGGCTGTCGAACTCAGATAAAAGTTCGTTGTAACCAATTGAAAAAGTCTTCAAGATGCCTTCAGAAATCTTAGTACGATAGTCTTCGCAGTCTTTCGCATTAGAGATCTGAGCTTTCACCCAAAGACCTTTGTTGGTAATCTTAGCTTCGATCACTTTACCCATCGGCTTATCCCAATCATGCATGTACAGAAGCATGGCATTCTGCATGAACATGGGGAGATTTTTTTCGAAAGCCGAAGGCAACACGCTCTCCATTACTCGATCCACGCTAACAGTGTTAGCGTAACCTTCGATGAACAAACTTCCGTCTGCTGCTTTCGTAATAGTCTTTTTGTCGAAGGCGATTGAGCAACTCAGCGTCTTCATCCGAGTTCGATCCGGACGCTTATAAGCTTTGATTTTCATGTTCGTGTAACCTCATTGAGTATTTACTCCGTTACTAGAAGTGTGGTTTATAACTGGCCCTCCATGGCCATGTGTACGGGACCCGCCACAGTGAGCCTCCATGCTCCCGATCCGGTCTATTCCTTAGCGTCTTGCTCAACCTCTTCAGCTGCGTCTGCGATGTCTGCAGCAGCTTCAGAGAAGCTATCCACCACTGAGTCTTCGTCCTCAGGAAGGAAACTCATCCAAGCGCATCGGCAATTAATCTTTTGTCCAGCCTCAGCTCTAGGTTCACGAGGAAACATGAGACCGTTACTAAATGGTTCATCGACGTCTACGACTTCCATGTTGAGCTTGTGGTCATCTCTCACTCGATCGTCTTGAGCATCGATCCAGATTTTTTTGAGCTCTTTAGCTTCTTTTGGGAACTCTTTTTTGAAGTCCTCGTCCTTCTTGCTTTGCCCAAGGGACACGGCAGACAATGTTTCAGTTCTAACAATCGTTTGAACTCGAGCCGCACTTTGCGTGCCTTCAAAGTAATCCCGTAAATCAGCACTGATTTCTGCAATCGGTTTATTCTCGTCAAGTGCGTCTGCGATCATTTGACTGACGTCAGCCTTCGTTGTTTCAGTTACATACGTGATGTTGTCGGCACCAAACTCAAGTGACATCTGAGCTGCAATTTCGTTTGGAAGGTTCAGTTCCCTCACGCCAAAGAGCTGCTGATCGTAACCATGCTTCATGGCGTTTTCGATCGCTTTACTGGGTTTCTTTTTTTCCTGCTTGATGAAGTCCTTTAAGATACCTTCATCAACAACATCGTCTGAATCCTTAGCCTTCATATGAAGACCAAACTGACGAACCTTTTTCTCCCAGCCCTTCATGAACACTTGGCCCATGCGCTTAAACAGGTCCTTCACTTCGTCTTCACGTTCACGCATCAGGTCCACAATCTGACCTTCAGTCAAAGCTTTGAGTGCGGTCTGAACTTGCTCAAGAGAAAGTTTGTTGACCTTTAAACGGTCTAGAGCTTGTTCGTTGGCAGCAAACTGAATCACATTTTCAGCTGCTGCTTCAGACTCCCCCAACTTCCCAGCGTCCTCCGTCGGATCATTAATCAGCTGTTGAGTCGGTACATGGCCTTCTAGGGTAGCTCTTTCAATTGCCATTCGGATCGCATCGGCCATCGAGTGACCTTCACCGAGAGCAACCTCAACGAGTTGAGCTACACGTTGCTCAAATGTAATGCCGTCCGTTTCAACAATCGTTGAACCAATGTTCGCCATATCGGGTTGAGCATTAGGCTCAGAGTTCTTTCCTTCTTCCACTGGAGTTTCAACTACTGGAGGATGAGGAGGGAGTGGAGGAAAACCCACCATCGAACGCGCCACGTTTCGATCCATCGCGAACATCGAAACGAGAACTTCGACTGCTGCACCCGGCGTGAGCTTGTCGGTTTGAACTCGTCTAATGACGTTCATGACTGCGGTGACGGCCGGGCCTTCGACAGGCATTCCAGCAGGCATCGCGACTGGGTTTCCGTTTTGATCTTTCGCCTCACCCGCTTCAGCTCCTGCGAAAATAGGAGATGGGTTTTTAGCTTGCTCAAGCACTGGAGAAACATCGCCGCCTTTGAGAGGTGCTTTTTTCCAAATGTCCTGACGGACTTCATTCACCGTGCATCCGGTGTCGAGCATGGATTTAGCGACAAGCCCTTTGGATTCAACGTTCTCTCTTAGAGCTTCCACGTTGCTGAAGTCATATCGAATGCGAAGGCTGCGTTCAGGCTTGAGAAGTTTCTTATGCTTGTTGAGAGACTCTTCAATCTTTTTAGCAATCGGCTTTAAGCAGTCTTCGTAGTAACCCTTGTGCTGAACCAAAGCGTTAGAATAAGAAGCGTCTTCAAGGAGACCTGCTTTGACTGGCGGAACTTTGTAGGCTGAAAAGATCGGCTCACGATTCGCTTTCGTGAATTCGATCATGGAACTTTCCAGCATGTTCGATTCAATCGTGTCGTACTCCATGCCTTCAGGAAGAATGAGCGTCTTATGATGGTTCAATTTCCCGGTATAATCCTGGTCGAAACTACGTTGCAACCGAGTCAGTTGATCCTTCGTCAGCTTGCGAGTCGTCTTAATGACACCGCCTAGACGTGCTCCTTGCTTATAGAATCGGATCATGTGCTCATGCGTATGGCGATCAAGCAGGACGTTTTTCATCACCGGAACAATCGGAGCTAATCCAATGAACGGATCAACGGGATTAGGCATCTTGATATGAATGATTTCGTCTTCTTCAAATCGGAACGTGCCTTGAGGACAACGGTAAATGTAGCCGCCGATATGACTGCCTTGAGTTCCAGCAATGGGTTCAATCATGGCAGAGTTGATTCGGTACATTTCTAAAACAGCTTTTCGAGTTTCATCTAAGCGAGTGTGGATGTACCCGTTCCCAGTGGATAAGAGATCCACAATCAGAAGCTCGTAAAACTCTGAAGCTGTATGGGTATCGCTCGGGTACTTAAATAAGTACGCTTCAGGTTCACCGCTTGCGTCTTCCCAAGTGTCTTTTTTAATAGTACGAGAGTTGGGGTCTTCTGGATTGAGTCGTTCGGTGACAGTGATTTTCTTTTCAAGCAAGAGAGGCAAAGCACAAAGTGATTGCGCAATCGTGGACACGCAAACGTAGAACCAACCTTCAGTGACGAACAATCGATGAAGGGTAGCGAGGTCGATGTCCTGCTGGATCGATCCAAAGTAATTTAAATTGTTTCCGCCACTAAAAGAATCCAGAGACTTCTCATCTCCAGCGCCATAGGCCTGAATTGCATAGTTCAAATCGTCTTCAGTGGATACGTCATGAAGCTGTTGCTTGACGGTATTTAATTCTTCTTCAAGTCTTTGAAGAGCTTGGGCTTGTTGAGGGTTTGCTTTCCTGGTTAAAAGGTTTTCTAGAATGCTCACTCATTGCTCCGATCTCTATTTTTTTTTCCAGCAAGCGCGGCTAAATAACCTTTGATCTCACTGAGATCGATTCTCATTGTGTTCAAGTATTTAGCGATCTCATTCATGTCTGATTGCCGCGCAAATGTTTTAGTGTTCTCGAGTTGGATTGAATCAATCTTGGCATTCAGTTCAGACTTTGCGCTAAAAAAAGCGACCACGACAGCAACGATTGGGACCATAATTTGCAGCAAGGTCCTGATGTTTTCGTTGAACTGTGGCGACCCATCCTTGGGAACCGTTTGAGTTGTATGCATGTTAAATAGCCTCAAGTCTTGTCGTCATTTAAAGAGCTAGGATGATTGAAGATCCTACGTTGATTATTTACTCCCTTTTCATCACCGCGTTGCGGATGTTGGGTGACTAGTGGACCTCTTCATACGGTTGTCTTTCGTTAGAAATTTCCTTGCGCATGAAAAAATATCCGGGCTGAAGGTAGACTTTGCCTTGAGGAACGCCAGCATGAATCGTTGGACGAATCGCCTCCCATGCTTCTTTCAAGTCCTTATCAACTAAATCAGTATGCTTTCGTTTCAAGTACGATCGATATTGTCTGAATAGTCCGACTGCATCGTCAGGTGAAATAGTCACCTTTTTGATATCGATGTTCACGAGCCCTCCATGAATCACGTATAGCCGCAGGATGTCATGATAGAATTGATCCATCGGAGTGACGTTGCGCTTAGGCACTCCATTCATTTTGTCGAGCTTCGGAAGGTCACGCACTTCACACATGACTGTTCCCTTTTTGTTTTCACTCATTCGATTCCACCCATCACATTGTCATCGGCATCAATCACACTGACTCTTTGAGAGCTTGAGTCAGCCTTTGAGCTGTCGCCAGATGAAGGTTGTTCAGGAGAGGTCAGATCCTCTTCCATTAATTCATACGTCTGTTTTCTGCGGGGTGGTGGTAGGGCTTGCTGGTCGCTAGGGGGTTCAGTTGGAGCGTCGATCTGAATAATCGCATCGTCAGGGAGTCTGGTTTTCCCAATCACTGAAACGCCTTCCATGATCACATGAACTTCATGCTTCGGTTCATTGTGAATCTGTCGGCGTTGAAGTTCGAGCTCTAGTTCAAACTCAGCCTTCTTAATTTCAATCTCTTTTGAACCCTCAGCAAAGAACAGAGCTGCTTTCTGTGCAATGCGCTCATCCCCACTATCGATCTGGTTCCTGAGTTTCCTAATCGCTGCGATCTTGGCATCTTGAATGAGTTCAAGTGCACTCTTCTGACTCTCATAGAGCAGCTTCTGATAGAGCGGGTTCGCGCGTTTCTTATAGATCGTGTGGCGGTCGCACGTGAGCTTTCCAACGGCTTTAATCTTATCGGCGCTGATTCCTGGGTTCGCCATCTCAATCGCTAGGATCCGTCTACTGAGAGGGTCTAGGGCTCCGACAGCTTCAGGGTCGAAGTAACCTAGGAACTTTTTTCTGTGAGGCGCGTTTTGGTTGTCATGTGCGTCATTCATCGATCGTTCATAGTACCATCTAAACTCGTTTGGTCACGTATCAAAGCAGCCACAGGCTTGCCAGAGTCTTGACAATGCCTAGACAGTGCTCGGCAGGTGACTGGCAGGTGACTGGCAGGTGGCTAGACACTGGCCGTGTTTTATAGGGTCTGAATGCGGGAAATACGTGGGATGAACGCTTAAATGAGGGATGCTTAAGAATTAGACAGTGGATTCAGAATTATAAAGCCGCAGACAAGAATACGAGATCACATGATCCATATTATAGAACGTGAACTGTTTTCTTTTCTGAGTTTGAAAGTCAACCAGAGCAACCATGAGGAGTCCGCTGTCTCTGTTAACATTAAAAAAAGATCCATCCGGAGCGACGTGGATGATTGGAAAATCTTTATTTGGACTTGAAGGATCTGAAACTTTCACCAACACTTCAACGCATTTGATCACAGCAGATTGAGAATAAACGTTCATAGATACAAACCTTTATCCAGGGTTACTAGGTGTTGGTCTAGGACTAAGTAGTGGTTCCGGTAAAAGTCTAAGCAGGGTTAAAGAGTTGCTCAGGCGAAAGAAGAAATAAATACTGCACCGACACCACGTGAAGCGCCGTGTAGTGAAACGACTCTTTCAGCTCATGCGTATCCCAGCGATAGTAGTCCAGCATGACCACACCCTCACACCGCTCAACCCTCAAGTAACAATCCTTGCTTGGGCCATGCGTCACATGAGGCAAGTTATAGGGCTGAAGCACATGCACGTTTTGAAGGGTCACGACTGCCTTCTGACAAAAGACGGGCTTCATAGAAGTCAGTGTCTCGGCATCTGAAACGTGAAGGGCTTGTCTTCTACATACTTAGAAAGTGGATGCTCTGAGTTATTAAAGTACTTGGCTCTTAGTTCTTTAACACCCCCAGGCCAGTGCTTCTTGAATCGTCGCCACCAAACTTGTGCGGTGAGCTTCGTCATCCAGTTGTAGTTAGATCCGTAGTACAGGCAGAGGTAACTCAAGCGCCAGGAGTCTTGGTCTTGGGGTTTAAATAAGCCGCTTGTTGCGATGACCAAACACCAATAGATCAGTCTCCACGTAGAGAGCTTCTCTTGTGCCGCCATTTGCAATCCGCCAATGAGCTGAGGTTGGCGTCCCATCCAGCTGTTCTTACTCGCTGTGCCCGGCGTGACGTTGTTATAATTGTATTTGAGTTCACCATCTCCAACGAGAACGAGCAGAAGCATTTTAACCATGAGTGGAAGATTGGAGTCATGGATCATGTCGCTTGCTTTAGCGGGAATACTTCTTCCGTAGAACAAAACGCTTCTCGCGATTGCAGGATCAATCAGAGCTGAGGCACAAGCAATGCCCATGTAATCGTCTGGAGCTTGTTGGTCAGGGTGATCGGGATGTCGATTGAAAAGCCCAATCCGTTTTTCGCAGCTCAAGATCACATCTCTAAAATGGTCCTCGTCTGACTTCGTGAGCTCTCCGCGTTGGTGAAGAAGGGCTAGGTACTCAGCCGTATAGAGTAATCCGTTGCCGCTTGGCTTTCCGTCTGGAGTAATTAAACCATACTGATCCGTAAATGCCTTAATGTCGATCCTGATATCCATTTACGACTCCTGCGATGCGGCTAATATGTTTTCGCTCAGCTAAGCTTCTTTTTTCGTGAAGACTGGCGAATGGCGACCGTAAGAATCAGTCCATAGGTGATCACAGTGACCGAAGCGACAATCCTAATCAAAAGTTTACTTATTCGAAGTCATTGGGATCGAGCGGATACTTTTGAACGATCGCACTATTGGCACTCATCATGACAAATGAAAGCTGAGTGAAAGCGGTCTGCCGTTCATTCACATCAGGGCAGAGGAAATCAATCAACTCAGCTAGCTCTCTCACCTTCTTACGGATCATGGTCATGTGAGCAATGCCTTGGGCATCGGGCTTATGGAAACCAAAACGGCTTTTAATTTCGTCTCTCATTTGTCGTCACTTTCTGGGTTGATACAAAAACAGGCACTTTACGAAGCGGACCGGACGCGAACCCGGCATCAGGCATTGAGAACTCCAGCCCTTAAGCATGTAGAGCATCCTGACCATCTTCTGTGCGTGTCTCTAGTGATCTGTTTACGGTCCAAAGGGTAATTAATCCCTCGTACTGGCTTTCACCGTAAAAGCCGTTCCGCTACCACAGCTTACCACGCCGCTGCCTCAAATCCATACTACCGATTAAACAAAAAAACCCGACACTCACCATGAGCGCCGGGCTGTTTTTACCAACCAGAAGCAGGATATTAGAAGGCTTGAGTATTTACTAGGAGACCGATCGAGTCAATCTAAAATTGAGCAGGCTGAACGTTTTGGTGGGATCGCACTTATAATAAGCAACGAGTTTATCTGCATCAGGTAGTCTCTGATTTCTTCCCGCAGCGCCATTTTTATATCCCTCTCACCCGCCTTACTTGATTCATAAAACCAATTCGCCGGGCGTGATTTGCCTGTTAAGAACTCCTGCTCCTGCTCCTGCTCCAACTCCAACTCCCACTCCCACTCCCACTCCAACTCCCACTTCCACTTCCACCCCAACTCCCACTCCCACTCCCACTCCAACTCCTACTTAAGCTCCCACTCCAACTCCTACTCCAACTTCTAGTTCTGCTCCCTCTCCCACTCCCGCTCTCACTCCTGCTCCAACTCCCGCTCCCATTCCCCAGAAGGCATGCCTGGTTCATTTTTGCTCCATAGGCAGTATGATTTGCCTGTTAAGAATTCCAACTCCTGCTCCCACTCAAGCTCCCGCTCCCGCTGCCACTTGGCCCCGGCGAGGAATATCTCCTCAACTTCAGACCACGACTTTGCGTACTCGAATTTACCATATGATTCCTGTGAGTACTCTTTCGCTCTCTTTTCACCTTCGGTCATGTCTCGCTCCGGTTCTTCACTGAGCGAGCCATCTCGATGAGTAGGTCTCGGAACTCTTCTGGCGTTAAGAGCCTCTGGCGATGGGAGAGCCTCTGGCGAATACCTGTCCCGATTGCTCGTCGCCTCTCCTCTGCCGAATGGTATCCAAGGTCCAACCGCATCTTATTCTTCGCTGGCCCCCAGATGAGCTCTGGGTATTCAATCCCCACCGCATAGAGCCAGGTCATCTTTCGAGCTGGATGACCGTAGTGACCCTGAGAAACACAGCATGAGCGCCCATCGAAGATGTCGGGCTCCGACCAGCCGCCCTTCCATGCCGGAAGGGGAAGCCCAAACTTCTTGAATGCATGTGACGCCTCCGGGTGTTCAAGCACTCCGCCGTAAGTCCGAACTGACTTCAGCGCTGATTCAAAGCAGCCATTATCGTCACCAAGTACTCGCCTCACTACCGCTGAAGGACCTCCAGACCAGTACCTGCCCCACCTCTGGCAGGGAGAGTGCGCGACAACCGGGTGTGGACCGGCGTACTTGCGAGCGTCCCTTTCTTCCGGCCAGGCGTCCACGTTCGGCAGGTTAGAGTAAGGTCCGTCTTTGACAACGAACAATGCGGCTATCACGTCTCCCTCGGTGCCGACGTCCTTTGTGGCTTGTTGTAAATTCCCTTTGCCTCGAAGCTCTTCCATCAGCGTGTACCAAGTATTACTTAGCTTATCCTGCATCGATTCGACCGAGACCAGCCCCCTGTGCGCAATTATTCTTGGGTCTAAGTTGAGATGGTTAAACTGGTCCACCCTTTCTTTTGTCGGGTGATCATAGTTTTTGTGCCAGTTCTCATCAGCATCAAAAACAGAGATTACTTTTTTGACTTCAACGAGTAAATCCTCGCATTCCCTGACAACCTTAAGAATTTCTACTGTAGTCATTTGCTTTCTCCTTTCCCCAGAAGGCATGCCTGGTTCATTTTTGCTCCATAGGCAGTATGATTTGCCTGTTAAGAATTCCAGCTCCTGCTCCCGCTCCTAGTCCCGCTCCCGCTCCCGCTCCTAGTCCCACTTCC